CCTTCACGTAAATTCTAATCTTACCACGAGTTTAATGATTATTGTGCTACAATGCAAACATACCATTGACAGATCCTCTCATTCCATTACCATTCGTGCTCACTTGGGACAATCCTGCTACCATTTCATAGGAGATATCATGGCACGCCCCAAACGTAAGTCCGCTACAGAACTGTACTACTTCTCAGGTATCCCTTTACCAGATCCGGGCACTGAGCTATGTACTGCCCAGAACATGACATTACCTGAACGTATCGCATCGGACCCTGTAAAGAAGCAACTCTGGGATTTCATTGTCGCTGACATGGAAAACCGCAACTGCCTCTCTAGCACTTACACACTTCTCATCTCAGAACTTGTTGAAGTCGTTGTCCTGCTGGACAAATGCCGTCGTAAACTTTCTGAGGAAGGAGAAGTAGTACACAGATACGATGATGAAGGTAACTACCTCGGCTCTGCTCCATCTGCCTGGTTCAGCATCCTGTCCAAACAACAACCAATGCTGATCAAACTTCTGGAGAAGATCGGTATGAGTCCGAAAGACATACACTATTTGGCGAATCCTGAAGCAGTTTCTCTTGAAGTACTTGACGCTAAAACAAATGAAATTAAAGGTATTACCTATTTTAGGTAGAAGGAGTAGTGATGACTACACACGTTCAAATACTGCAGTGGATAGAAAACAGATACGCTTACTTCAAAGAGGAAGGCATGTTCTACCGTAGACTGAAAAATGGTTTAAAGCCCCTTGGAAGTAAGAATTACGATCACAAATCAGGTAAACCATATCTGCGTATGAAGATACTTGGTAAGAACTACGCAGTTCACAGGCTTGTGTGGCTTGTAGAACACGGTGAATGGCCTTCCATAGAAATTGACCATACAGACGGAAACACGTTGAACAATTGCGTAAGCAACCTGAGAGACGTTTGTCGTCAAGAAAATACGAAGAATATGCCTTTGTACTCCAACAACACTTCTGGGCACGTAGGTGTTACTTGGGATAAGCAACACACCAAATGGTTGGCTTACATCTACGTTGACAGACAACAAATTAAACTTGGCAGATTCAAATCCTTACGTGCCGCAGTTAACGCCCGACTAAAAGCAGAACATCAGCACGGCTTTTCACCAATACACGGTAAACGATAGGATCTTAATCATGATAGAGGAAACACCAGTGGAACGTGCCCAACGTATACTTCAAGAATCAATCGACTTCCGTACCAATGTCATCCCAGAAATACACAAGGAGATACATGCTATGGTCTGGGATGCTTACCAAAACCACTGCTACCATCAACAGGTCTATGGTTCACGAGTCAAGTGCCGTACACTCATGGCAAAGGACTCAGCAGGTTTCATGTGCCAACCAGGAGGACACCGATACTACACTGGAACAGTTGACAAGGTTGACTAAACAAAAAGACCCCGCCAGATAATAAGTCTGAGCGGGGTTTATTTATGCCTTGAACTAGGCAGTAATCTCAATCTCTCTTTCCTGACCTGTTGGCCACGACTCATCAGGCATAATGAACCCTGCACCTTTGCAGTTCTCTACATTCCCATTATGCCATTCAGTCCTGTAATGCTCACCGTACCGTTCAAGGTATTCCTTGAGTACAATCTTCTTCGTAGCACGTCGCCTGAATACAACAGACCTCCATACAGGCCGTTCTTTAATCTGTGCGTACGTAACAGACTCGCCTTCAATGAACGATCGCAAGGTAGTACCTGGAGTAACTAACGACCAGTTCCCCCTGGGGTTGTTCACAAACCTCCTTTCATCGGTAGGTAGAACAATCTCATCATCTTTGACCAGCCTCCAGTCTTCACCTGGGGCTACAGCAGATTCTTGCTCAATATTTTCTGGGTCAGGAATAGCCCGTCGATACGGGATAACCGCGTAGAACCTTTCGCCAACAAAATGGTGCGGTACCACTTTCCATTTACGTACTGCAGTATCCCAAAACTCATCAGTCGCTTCAATAATATCAACGGTGTTATCCAACAATCTGTACTGTGTCATTTCTTCACCACTTTCTTCTTAGGACGACCTGGACCTTTTGACCCTAAACCCTTTGTCTTCCATTGCTTCATACAGGCATCCACAATGGCTGCTGATCGAGACAAACCCATTTCGTCAGCTACTTCATCTGCTTTTGCCCAGAAAGTCTTCAGGGCACTGACACCATACACTGCTGTGTCTCCATCATTTCGAGCCATCTTCAACCTTCTCTTTCCATTCAAATTCACCTGTTGTTGGGCTGTACTGTGCTGCTCCATACTCGATGCACTGCTTCTCCCAAGCGTTCATACTACCTTTGTGTACGATTGAACAAACTACCAGCACTAGCACGCCCATTAAAGCAGCACCTAGTAAAAACGATGCACCTTCATCACTTGACATCTTCAATTCCTTTCTGAGTATATCCCGGTACCGGATCAGGCTGAAGACTTTTCAACCGTTCCAACATTTCTTTGTACATCGCAGCAACCTCTTCAGGCTTCTGCTTACTTCTGGGAGGACGATCATCAGTCCAGTTATCCTGAATCATAGCATCACGTAAAACCATCAGAGCACTGATAGCCTTTGTGATATGGCTCAGCTTGCTGTCTGGATCAACGTCCTCACCTTCCCACCAAGCCTTGATATGACGGAATGTGGCATCCCAATAGACTGATGCCCTTACCCCGATCACACGCCAGTTGTACCCTCCATACTTGTACTGACCTTCAGCCAGTGCCATTCCTACCTCAGAAAGTACTGAGAGAGGAACATTGGCAATTGGAGGCTTGGTACTACCGATGGCATCCTTCGGATTGGATTCCTTAGTATGTTCTGGTGCAGGAGAAGTCTCAACTTTATTTTCCGTTTTACGTCTTATGCAGCGTCCTGCATAGGTCCAATACCCCTGACCTATCGTACTTCCACTTACAGGGTGCCATATACCGAAAGAGTCATACCACTCATCACCTTCGCTAATTATGTCACTTCGCATCAATTGTCTATACCCATCACCTACTTTCATTCTGATACTCTCCTTTCAGAGTCTTTCTGTACTGCATCCACCCATCACCAAGACTACCATTAGCCCATGCACCATAAGCCAAGTTGCTCACATTCTGTGCCTGGTGCTCAGTAGGACTAAAATGCTTTGATGCAATCAATCGATCATGCAAAGCAATATCAGCCTGAACATCTCTCTGGCCGTCGTGCGTTAAGTAGCTAACCCGAGCACAACGACCAGCAGACACCTTCACAGCGTCCTCAAAGCTGAGTTCACCGTCACCGTCAAACCCAATCAATGGCAGATGCCATTCACCTTCAGCAAGTTGATGACTGACGTTGTTTCGAGCAATGCCTTCAGTCATTTCCGCAATCTTCCTGATATGCGGTTCAGCTTCTGGATGACACCTTAGTGCCCAGAAGTTATTCCAAGCACCAATGTTGCCGGTACAGATGACGGTACACCACATCCACGGTTCCAGAATGCGATTGATGATCTGTTTGTGCAGACCTTGATCGAGCATCCCTTCTGCTGCACCGAGAGCATAGTCTCTGGCGGTTAACCATCGATCTACACACTCATTCGCATCAACACCAGTAAACTGCTCGTAAGCCTGCATCCCCCGCTGAGCCTTGCCCCAATGAATCGGAATGACAGGATTCTTCTCTACCTGCTCAATCATCTTCTCCACAGGGATAGCCCTACTGGATGCTACGTTGAACGAAAACATCCTATGCCTCAGATGCTCTGCATGAACAAACCGAGGATAAGTCATTTCCATTGTGAGCAAACGGTTACCAAGCGTGTTGGTACTGTCTGCCAGTATCTTTGCGTTAAACGTCATACACACACCAGAACCTTTCTACGGTAAAGATCGTCATCAGCCAGTTTACAATCAATGTTTGGATAGAACATAGACAGCGGATACCATTGCATTTCTACTACACTATACCACTCGTCTGTGTCCCGTACTTCCTCACCCTTTTCCACCAACCTCCACTTTTCCTGCAAACTTACTGGCGTAGTAAGTTCAACACTTAGCCTGATCTCATTACCAGGAGCAAACCGGGCATAACCGTCCACAGACGGCAATTCCTGCACTGGCCGTTCATACTCCAACTTTTCGATGTACCCAACAAACTGACCATTAACGTGTAGCTTGATTGGTACCTTACTATCTTCTGTCATCTCTTTCTCCAGAAACATTTGAAGTAAAACCACCAGCACTGTAACCAATCTGTGGCACATGTCAACAGAACTGTATCAAGATTCTTTGTACACCATTCTGTACAGCACAAACGCATTACAGGCCCGTAGAGAGCCTCCACGCGGCAAGATGAGTCTAAGGTCATCCTGAGCAAAACTATGCGTTTACGGGCCAATCTGTGCGATTACAGCAAATATCCAGAGAATCCATTGACAGAACCTGACCGTTCGACCATGATTCAGCCACACAGCGTGTTTGCCGTGCTTGAACGGCTACTAGTGATCCCCACGGTATAGAAAAGCCGTGCACCATCGGAAGAGGCAAGAGCAATGACTTGTCGCATCAACGATGTAAAGCAACATGATGCGAGGTAACATGCCAACAGTCACAACGACGTTGTGTAGCCCAACTCACCAGCATCAAAACAAGACAAGCCAGTAAAGGCTTGTTTTTATTGCTCGTGGGGATAGAGGGGTTATGCAACAGTCACAAGTGTTACCACTTGTACCAAACATTACTTCATCCCCTTGAGGTAATCATGAGAAGTACTGTTACTCTCATCATCGGAGACTGTCATGCACCAGCAATGCTACCTGAGTATCCTGACTTCTTGGTAAAAATAGCAGACAAGTACAACTGCAAACGTGTTATTCACATCGGTGACTTGGTCGATAACCACTGCATCAGTTATCACGAGAAATCACCTGAATCATGTTCTTCCTCAGAAATTGACGAGGCAATTGAGCAGATTCGATTACTCACAGACAGATTCCCTAAGGCTCATCTACTCCTGGGCAACCACGACAGTCTTGCCCAACGCCAAGCCACAACCGCTGGGTTACCACAGCGATTACTGCGCGACTTCAAAGACCTGTTCGAGTTACCACGAGGTTGGCAAGTCTATCCGAGATACCACAAACTTGTGCTCGATGGTGTGCTGTACCAGCATGGCGACCAAGGCAAAGGTGGACAACAAGCCGCACTGAAGAATGCTCAAGCTGAGTTTTGCTCTGTAGTGCAAGGACACCACCACTCTCAGGGCGGGCTATGGTACCACGCTAACGAAGCGAACATTATCTTCGGTATGCAGGTCGGCACCGGCATAGACCGTAAGCACATGCAGTTGGAGTATGGAACAAAGTTCTCCGCTAAACCGATCATTTCCTGTGGAGTAGTGATCGATTCGCAAACAGCCTACATCGAAAGGATGCCGCTATGAAACTCAAAATTTGTGGTAGAAACTATACGATCAAGCGAGCAGACATCGGTGACAACTTCGGCTTATGCGAACCGGCAACGGGAGTAATCAGCATCGACAAGACGCTGGAAAAGCACTCCAACATTCCTGCCGATCTGATCGAATTACACGAGATCCTGCACGCGATCCTGTTCGAGACCGGACTAACATCTCTTCTCCCAGAAAATGCCGAAGAAGCTGTGGTCAGCGGCCTGGCAACGCAATTGTGGTCAGTAGGTTATCGACGCACTTAATCGCATACTTCTTCCAGAAGACTGATGAGAGCATGTGGGTTGCCAAACACTTGTGAGTTGGTGAACCGCACCACAGTAATGCCGTGCTTCTTTAATCTTCTTGTCCTCAGAGCATCACGACGCTTAACGTCTTTGCGTTTATGGATCAGTCCATCAATCTCTACAATCAAGTGTAGTGACTCGCAGTACAAGTCAGGTATGTAACCGTAAACAACAGCCTGTTGTACAAACTGGTGTTGCCATTCTTTCTGCCTCTTTTTCAGGTGTTTCCAGAAGTAGGCTTCAGCCTTAGTTGGATTCTTCCTCAGAAAATGTGCAAAGGCATCAGTAGCGATCTTGCATTTTCTCTTAGGTCTGATTATCTTTCGGCTAAGTCGGCTCATAGTAACCCCCTTGTTGGTACCATAGCGACAACATAGCAACAGGGCAAGCACAATGGATCAATCGATTATCATTACACTCGTCACAACAGTCCTTGGCGGGATTGGTGCAGCAGGTACATGGGCTGGTAAATTTATCATGAAGGCACTTGACGAGTGCAAGAATGAGCACGGCAAGGCTCTGGTGAAGATTGAAGAACTCCACGTTGAATTGAAGGACGTGTCGAGAGCTGTAGGTAAGTTGGAAGGCCGTCTTACCTCGTATCAAGAGAAAAATGATAAGAATCAGGTTGACATCAGCGAAGAATCTGCTTAACCTACGCATTGGAATGGTAAAAGTCTGTACTGTCATTGGATAGCTCAACGGTGAGAGCGGTAGACAGTGTGCTTGGTTCGACTCCATAGCTGGGCAGTACAGGGGTCTACACCATTCTTTTCTATGAAGCCTCTCTAGATAACACCCACACATTCAGTCTCGACACCATAAGCAGGTTGCTCAAGGAGACTTTGAATCCCTGTGGGTTTTATCTTTTGTACACACGGTTAAGTAGCCCGCTCCTCATGTGGTTGCGGACGGCAGAAGAAGCAAATACACGGCACAAACGCGGAGAAAAAGACTCCGCTGCTCATTGGGGGAAACATGCTCGCAGGCCTGATTCGAGAACACGCTTTGACTGACGCTCAGGCGGGCAGGTGGGATGCTGTTGCAGAGACTTTGAACGCACTGCGATCCAATGTAGTCGATCAAACGCACTGGTCGTTCGGACTAATGATGAGCCAAGGGCAATTGCCACAGGAATTGGTTTTGGGAATCGCTGCTGCGGTGAAAACTGCTGCGTCCGTCAATCCATTGATGGAATCGGCATTCATCGCATTTTCAACGACCGGGCTGCAACTGCACACAAGCGAACGACAGGCGATGATTGAATCCATCGGATCTGGCCTTCCATCGGAAGCAGTCGCGGCGGTTAAGGCTCTCGGCGTGAGATCAGTTCCCGTCGTTTCGACGACTGCCGAGCAGTGCCAATCGGCCTACGAGTCACTCCAATTGTCTGAGCAGTGGAGCACGCTGCAGAACGAATCGATCAATCCATCGGCCAACAATCGAGCCACACTGATTGCTGCCCTGCGTTCGGCTGCCGACACGCTGGAGGCTGGCTGATGTCTTACGCAAGCACGATTTGGGCAGGCTCCGTCTGTGCAATGTGTCCGTCAAAAGACACGGCAGGCGATGGCACGACGACTTTGACGGACTTTGTCGGCGTATCCAACGGTACGCTAACGAACATGGACGCGGCAACAGATTGGCTCTCTGACACTGGATCTGGTGGTACGAAAGCTCTGGATTTCGACGGCACGAACGACCATGTGTTAACAGCTAACACTCCATCGGCAGCGGCGAAATGTGCCTCTCTGATGTATTGGTTTAAGCGGTCGGCAATCAACACCACAGCACCAGGGCTGGCGTGGGCTGCAGCGAATAACGACAACACCACGCGATTTTCTGTCAACGTGTTTTCAGACGGAAATGTCTACATCGTTGTTGGTTCGACTGCGTTTGGATACTTCGCGACGAATGACACGAACTGGCATTCGTTAATTGTCAACTTCAACGGCAATGGAGCGACTAACGCGGATCGGCTTAAAGCATATTTGGACGGAGTTGAGAAGACGCTCACGTTTTCGGGTTCAATTCCAACAACGCTGCCAACCGCATCTGGCTCGAAGGTGATTGTCGGGGCTGTCATGGCTCCGACTCTGACTTATGGAAGCGGTCGAGTCGATGATGTCAGGGCTTTGCTACGAATCGCGACAGCCGGAGAAGTTGCAGAAGTATCGGCAAGTCGTGGCGGGACTTACGCACCGGCCAGTGGAGGCGGTGTGCGAATGGTGAACGTCAGAGGGGGAGCTGATCAATAATGAAACTTAAACGAGGCTCTACCTCAGTTCGTCGCCTGATCTTTATCGCTGATTCAACCAGTACGGTTGGGGCTGGATTGGCAAATCTTGTTTACAACACAAGCAGTCTGGTTGCGTACTACTTCGCGGGGGATCTGTCCAACGAAGTACAGATCACTCTGGCTACAGCAACGCTCGGAACGTGGGCAAGCGGCGGATTCGTCGCTGTCGACAATACCAACATGCCTGGCTGGTACGAAATCGGCATTCCGAATGCTGCTCTGGATGGCGGAAACGAATGTGCTATCCAGTTGAGAGGGGCCGCGAACATGGTCCCGGTAAATATCTATATTGAGTTGGATACCGTGGACTATCAGACGGCAGCGTTTGGAGCCAACACAACAACGCCACCGACTGCTGCAGCCAATGCAGACGCGGTCTGGGACGAGGCTCGATCTGGACACGTCACAGCCGGGACTTTCGGAGAAAAAGTAAACGCGGAACTGGACTCCAATGCTCGTGTGAAGCTCGACGCAACGCAGCCTGACTACGCCCCTGCGACTGCAGCAAACCTCGCTCTAGCAAAAACCATTCTCGACAAGATCGACACGGGTCTGGTGCAAGATGGGTTGGTCCACCAGTTTACGGCCAACATGCTTGAACTCGCTCCGTCCAGCGGAGGTGATGCTTCACAAGCAACACTTCTTGCAGTAAAAGCTAAGACAGACTTGATTGGCACTGCAGCCGGTGCAACCCAACTACTTGCAGCGTCTGTACTGGAACCAGGAACCATTACTTCCTTCCCAGAAACACTTAGGGTAGGCGACTCATACACAGATGCAATCGGTCGGGGTATTCAGCTACCAATTGTTGATACGGACGGAGTAGCCCTAACGTCTGCAGGTAACAAGAACTTTGCAGACGCTATAGCGACCTTTGTCATTAAACGTGCCAATGACACAGAATCTTCCCGCATAATTACTGGTACAGCAGTTTTTGTTGATCCACCAGGCACAGGTACAGGAGATGCACCATACGCCCTTATTGAGATTCCTTCCTCAGAAACTGCCAAAGGGCTTGTGAAGTATCGCTACACAGGTTTACTCACGTTCACTTGGCCTTATGTCGGTACTGGAACAGATGCTGAAGTGATGACATTCGAAACAGGCACAATCACGTTCGAGACCTAGAACTGATCCATCCCCATGGACCTGCCACTAGAAACTATACCGGAGTCAGCGTACATACGTGGTCCTGCTAAACTTAACATTCCCGAACCTTTGTATGAAAATGACAAACTGGTTGGTTGGAAGTGGAAAGAAGTCAGGACTGTTGATTTTCTGCGTGGACTACCGCTATATGATCCATTTGTCTCAGCCAAAGGTTACTACTTTGACTGTGCTGAATGGGATCGTATTATTGCATTTATAGTTAACGAGTGTTGCTACCCAGAAGCTGAAAGTACAGGTCTTCCGTTTATTCCCGAAGAATGGCAGTCCTGTATCTACGCAAACTTATTCTGCTGGAAACAAGAAGGTACAGACTACCGCAGATACCGAGAATGCTTCATATTTGTAGCACGAAAAAACGGGAAAACTACGGCATTTGGGGCTATCATATCCTTAATTATGTTCTTCGTTGACAAGGAGAAACGTGCTCAATCATTTTGCTGTGCTGCTGATATTGAGCAGGCTACTAACAACTTTAGACACGCACAGTACATGATCGAGAACAACCCAAGGCTTATTGGACGGTTGCGAGACAAGAAAGTATTTCGCTCTACTCGTTCTTTTGAGCACACTGATGGCTCCATGTACAAGGTACTGTCGTCAGTAGCGGATACTAAGCACGGGTTATCACCAAACTTTGTGTACATTGATGAAGTTCACGCTCACCCCAACAGTGAACTCATTGACGTTATGCTCACGGGTACTGGAGCACGACGCCAACCTTTGATTGTGTACACGACAACGGCTGATTACGATCGACCATCTGTTTGTAACACTCTGTACGAAAAAGCCAAAGCAATAGCCACAGATCGTCAGTGGGAGCCTACATTCCTGCCGGTGATCTACGAGGCTGATCTGTCTGACGACTTTCGTTCAGAGAAGGTCTGGATGAAAGCTAATCCTAATTATGGTAAGTCCATCACCAGAGATTACTTCCAGAGACTCGTCCGTAATGCCGCTAACAATCCTGTTGAGCTGAATCGTTTTCTACGCCTTCACCTCAACATCAGAACCAAAACAGAAACAGCATGGATTCCTTCTTACGTTTGGGCTAATGGTAATGCTTCTCCTGAAACTCCGTTACTGTCAATAGAAGCGATCAAAGAGTGGATGTCACGTCACTGGATGTGGCATAACATTGCTTCCTCAGAAAAGTTTAGAGGATCGACATCCGTCGATGTTTATATTGGTCGGTACCAACTGTACTGGTCATGGTACATTCGGCAGATGGAGTTCTTGAGAGACGAAGAGTGCTACGCTGGATTCGATAATGCTGTAGTCAGTGACATCGCATCGGTTAACTTGTGGTTCCCTAAGTACGGTGTCATGCTGCATTGGGGTTGGGTTCCAGCCGAATCGATCTATCAACGTTCACAGGAACAAAACCTTCCGTACAACATTTGGTGGGAAGCTGGATTAATCAACTCAACGTCTCCCGGCAAAACAATTGACCAGCAAGGCATCGTTGATGCCATGATTGGTAAAGATGACCACCCTGGCCTATTCACTTACTTCAGAGATGTTCGCTGCATAGCCTTTGACCGATGGAATGTTGAGTACATCTACAAAGCACTTCATCAGTATGGTCTTCCTGCAAGACAATACCCTCAGAACTTTAACGGTATGAATGAACCATGTCGTCGCACAGAAGCCATGGTAACAGATCACCAATTTAGTCATGGTGGGCATCCTGTCTTAGACTGGATGGTAGGAAATGTTGTAATTATGACCAATCGGGATGGACAAATACGACCCGACAAGTCAAAATCCACTAATAAGATCGATGGGATTGTTGCTGGTCTCATGGCTATTGGTGCATGGCTCTACCCCGAGTTTGAGACGATCACAGACATTCGCGGACTGAAGGCACAATAATATGGCGTGGCTACCATGGAAAAAGCAACAGCAAGAACCGTCACGTTCCGCAATCTCAAAGTTTGTGGACATCGTCCATGACGTGTTGAACCAGGCATCTGCACTGTCCTGGAAAGACTTGTTCGGGGTTTTGAACCACGAGCACATGTACGCCAACAACGCAGACGCCGCTCTAAAACTCTCTGCTGTCAAATGTGCAATTGACATCTACACAGGGATGATTGGTTCTCTGCCTAGACGTATGTACGCACTGGAAGCAGGTACTGGTGCTAAGCAGCGTATCGTTGCAACCACTGACCATCCAGCGTCCCGCATATTCTCGCATTACTACCACCCAGAACTCAGTGCAGACGATGCACTGATTACGATCATCTATGACGTACTGATGGATGGTAACTGTTACTTCATCCGAGAGAACGATGCTCAGGGTAGATTATCCAGGCTATACTATGTCCATCCAACACGCATTCCAAGAGGTAACATCTACCGCTCACAAGGTGGGGATCAGCTATCCAACGGGCGTAGAACTGTACCGGGAGAACTTGTCTACCGCATCGATACGGGTGATCGTGCCCGTGACGTTGACGCCCGTCCTCTGTTACTCCTGCGTAGTGAAATAGCCCACTTCAAAGGTAAGGTACTTGACTCTGAGTTTCACCGTGCCCACGGCTTTATCGCCATGTCCACAAAAAGCAACGAGTTGTACTCTGCTGCTGAAGAATACGCACGTAAGTACTACACCAAAGGTCATGCGTCACAGACATGGCTGACAACTGAGCATCGTCTTGCACCAGAAGTGCTTAAACGCCTTGAGGCCTCCTTCGAAGAGAACCCGAACGATTCACTCGACGCATTGTTTCGTACACGTATTCTTGAGCAGAACTTGAAGCCTGTTAACGTCGGTACTCCGATGCAGCAACTTCAGTTTATCGAAACTCGTGCATTCAGCGTTGAAGATGTTGCTCGTGGCCTTAATGTACCTCCTGTCCTGCTCCATAGCTACATGGGTACAGACGCTGGCGGTACAGACTTAGCTCAAGCAATTGCCCTGTTCGTCCAAACAGGTATTGGTCCATTCTTGTCACGCCTCCAGTCTCAGTTTCGTCAAGAACTCCTACCTCTTCCTTCGCAGATGTTGTTTGGGTTTGAGTTCGAGACCCTGTACCTCTACCGCAACGTTATCGACAAGTTTACTACTTCTCTTAGAAACCTGTTTGAGATCGGTATGATCGACCGCGTCGAAGGGCGTGCTTTGCTCGGTCTACACATTGATCCGTCCGACCCAGCAGCCAATCCAAGGTACGTTCCAGTTAACATCATGACTGTTGACCACTCGTTACTCCTTGAGAAAGGTGCTGAGTTGGCTAACAAGATGACCGAGGCTCAAACAGAGTCTACTGTCAAAGCCAATGAAGGAATGGTGTCGGGTGAAGAACATGAAGCACTCCAGGAAAAGGCTGCTGCTAAGTCTGAACCAACATCGGGTAAGATGGACAAATCACCGTCCAAGGCAAACATTGACAAGCGGATTCGTAACGCTTTCATGAATGTCGTAAATGGCTTGAAGCAGTACGAAACCCGTGTACTGGATCAAAAGAAGCAGTCCCGACCTGATGACTACGAATCTGCTGTTCAGGAGTTTTATGCTCTGAACGGTAAGTTTCACGTCATGCTGCAGGATCAATTGTTCTCATGGAAAGACTTGATACAGGTCAACAACAAGCCTCTCGACGATCTCATCCCTGAATGGTTGTCTTCCCAGAAATTACCTGAAGGAATTGAAAATGAAATCACTTGTACTGAATCGTAAGCAGTTGCCTTCTGGTGAAGTACTGGAAAGCAAAGTCACCTTCAACCAAGCTAACGAATTGATGATCTATGATATCATCATGCCTCATAAATGGTTTGAAGGTGACACTTCGGTTACTCCTGCAGAAGTCATGGACTTCATGAAAGACGCTCCTGCCGACCTCAACGTACGCATCAACTCATCTGGTGGTGAAGTTGGGTCTGCTCTGGCGATTTACAACCGATTGCTTGAACACAAGGGTAAGGTCACAACTATCGTAGATGGATACGCTTTCAGTTCTGCGGGTTGGCTGGCTCTTGCTGGTGAAGACAGACAAATCTGCAATGGTGGTCTGTTCATGATGCACAACCCTTATTTGTACGCCAAGATCGACTCGCTCAAGGAAGTAGATAACGTCCGCAACCGCTGGGAGTCCCACCGAGACAGTATCGTTGATATCTTCACTACCAGAACGCCTATGAAAGCTGACGACGTGAAGAATCTGATGGAAGCGGAAACTTACATGTCCGCACCTGAAGCAGTGGCTAAAGGTCTGTTCAATTCTGTCCGCAACGCTCGCCCCGACACAGCAATCCTTAACTGTCTTTCTATCCCAGAAATTGTACGGAACAAATCCGACGTACAAATTGTTTCTCCAGACTTGACAGCCCTAAAACTTAAGGCTCTTAATCTACGCAAAAAATGTCTAAATTAGTTTGACATTTCAAATCTGCCCCTTTACATTACTCAATAGTCAACGGCTATGCCCACAGCAACGCATATAAGCAGCAGCCAGATGCCACTCAACATCACAGGAGGTTTTGTCATGGCTTCTGCCATCGCTACTCGCGTGTACCGTGCTTTTAACGATACACCTGTCAAACACGAAGACGTGTCCAAGATGACCGTCAACCAACTTCAGGACGAGCGAACTCGCCTGATTACTCTCACGGAAGGTTTTGAAGCCAAGGGCGATAAGCTGGCTCAAAACGAACTGACACAGTACTCAGAAGCTGTTGACCGACTCGAAGTAGTCGTCAATGCTATGAGCAAAACGAACGTCGGTTTGGCAGAACGAAAAGCTGCCCTGCTCGCAACGTCTCGTATCGCCAACGCCACAAGTGGGCTAACCTTTGACTTCTCCAGGGGTGTTACTGTTCGCCCTGCATGGGAAGATGACAAAGAGAAGTTCGGTTTTCGTAACCAGCAGGATTACCTCGGTGCGGTCATCAACGCTTACAAGAACAAGCACAACCCTGATGCTATTGATCCTCGCCTGAAAGCAGTGGTCATGGACGCAGTTGGTTCTGACGAGTTCTCCAAGGCGAATTGGGAATCTCTCGGAGTCACTGTACCTCGCGGTTTCATCAACAGCATTATGCAGATGGAACCAGAAGCTGACCAGTTGACCAGCCGCCTGACCCGTATCCCGATGACCGCTCCAGTCGTCGATATTCCTGCTCGTGTTGACAGAGACCACCGTACCTCAGTGACTGGTGGGTTCCGAGTCTACCGAGGTAAGGAAACCCAGGCTCCTACTCTGAGCAAGTCAGAGATGGAAGTCATCAGTCTGAAGGCACATGAACTGAATGGTGCTGCTGCAGCAACCAACCAATTGATGTCCGACAGCCCGCTGTCCATTGCTGCTCTGATTGATACTGGTCTTCGTCAGGAAGCTCGATCTTACCGCATCAACGAACTGTTGAATGGTAACGGTATCGGTCGTCCACTCGGCATGTTGAACAGTGCCAACCCATCGCTGCTCACAGTCCTCCGAGAGAACGGCCAGTCAACTTCCGTCATTGTCAACGGTACCAACGTACTCAAGATGCGTCAGCGTGTCTGGGGTTACGACAACGCTGTGTGGTTGGCGCCTCAGGACTTGTATCCTACGATCGCTACTCTGCACATCGAGTCACCAAACAACGCTGGTCTGGTGAAGTTGTTCAATCCGTCTGAGTCTGGTGACCGACCTGACTTCCTGCTGGGTCGTCCAATTATCTGGACCGAGTACATGAACGGTATCACCAGCGGTCAGGACGGAAACGCAATCAGCGAATGGAACGATAACTTCCTCGCTTGCGTTAACCCCACTCAGATGTTGTACGGTGAGCGTGGAACTGGTACTCTGACTCGCAGCATCCACGTACGATTCCTGGAGCGAGAAGAAGTCTTCTTGTTCACGTCCTTCGACGATGCTCGCCCATGGTGGAGAGACGTTATGTACCCTGCCAAGGCGGGTCTGACTCTGTCCCCATTCGTCGTACTGTCCAAGACGACTGCATAATTCATGCAGGTTTGATGGGCGGGTAGTAAGTGCCGCCTGAACCCCGCCCATCAGCTTTGTCTTCCTTCCCAGAAATTCCTTGTGAGGATTCTATAATGGCTACTCAGAAGTTTACTCATTTGTCCAGCAAGAGTCTGATCAAGGCTCTCGGGACACTCACCATGAACGGCTCAATCGGTAACGCCTACGTTATCGCTGGTCCGTTCGACAAAGCGATGCTGGTTCTGAACGATGCTGCCCTGACCGGATCACTTACGGTTACTGTCGTCGGTTCAACTGTGCTCGCTGGTACGTCCAGCTTCACGACCATTAAGACTGTTGTGTTCAACCAGCACACTGACGACATGTCCGTCGAAGTTGACTCCGAAGAAGTATCGTACGCTCAGGACCAAGCAGGCGTAGTGTTTCTGTCAACGGTCTTCCGCCTGACGGGCACCAACACAGACACCGTTAAGGCTGCAGTGCAGGTAACCAAGTTTAATCAGTATGGAGACCTGACCGCAACTGGTACTGGAGCGTTGACGTAGTAACTTACCCGCTGCACCTCTCTTCTGACAGATAAAGTGTCTCCAGAATGACGTGCCTCTCAGCGGGTTTTAATATCCACTTCGGTGGTGACAGCCGCAGTTCAGTTTCGGGGGTGGCTGGACTGCGGTTTGTTTTTGGGAGTCAATCATGCCGATGTACATTGACCTATCGACAGAAGCCGCAGTCACGTCAATCGTGTCTGATGACTTCCTGAATGCTGTCAAGCGTAACATTGGTTTCGACCCAGAAACTCCTGACGACATGCTCCCTGTGGACATCACAGAACTGCTGCATGAGTGCATTCAGATTTGTGAAAGGGAACAGTGGCGGTTCATCCTGCGAAAGACTATTAACCTCAGTCTGCCGTATGAAGCATTCCTGGAACGTGACGGATGTTTCTTCCTGCCCTTTGGTCGTGTCGCATCCATTTCTTCATTCTCCTACGTCAAATCTGACCTGACCACTGGCACGGTTGACTCATCCGATTACACGCTTTACTCTCATGAACCCAGCAAGTTGTGGTGTGAAGACTGGACAGCATTGTTTGAAGACATCAATGACATTCAACCGTACCCGATCACAATCACATACACGACTGGCTACTCTTCCTTCTCAGAAGTACCCAAGAGCACAGTTCGTGCTTTGAAGATTCTTGCCTACCATCTGTTTGAGTACCGAGACGCCATTAGTGATGGATCGGTATCAGAACTCCCACAAGGCTATTGTGCTTTGCGGGACCACAACATGCTTAACGACCGCAGAGCCATTCAGTACATCGTGGATGACTGGTCGAAGATTAGTAGAGGCTAACATGCTCAAGTTTGAACGAACATCACCCTCTACTGTTTTTGTGTCTGCTGACTCTGCAGACGAAATGGTGAAATTCGGTATTCGATACCTGCGTAATCTTTGGCCTGAAGGTTGGTTCACCAATAAAGATATCCTTAAGCATATCGTCGATTGGGAAAAGAACTGGACTGGTTCTTTTGCTTACGGCTCAAAGACTTACAATGAAGCATTCCAAGCAGCATACTCACAGTGTCTAGATGAAGCCTTGACTCCGTTAGGCCAAGAGCATGAACAAATACAACCGTAAGTCACGCCCGAATCTTCGCTATACCTGCGAGTTCTGGGTACCGTCCACAACTGCAACAGCGAGCGGTGAACTGGAACAATCATTCGACTTGGTGTATCGTGGTCCATTTTCCATGGAGCGACCACGCACACCGATCGAGATCCAGTCTGATAACCGAGTTCAATCTGAGCAACGATTCCATTTGGTTGGTCAATGGTGCTCGCTGGTCGCCACAGTCACTGGCGGAATGTTCTGTGTAGTTCCTTCTCTCCAGAAAGTGTTCGCGGTCATCGGACCAGCAACAGACCCTTGGGGCGACAGGAAGAAGATTGAGATCATGGTCATCGACAACGTGGCACAACCCATCACAATTCAATTGATCCCTTCTCTAATCTAATGGCAAAGAAGCGAACTCAAATTGTAATGCAGTTCGTTATCCCCACGGAAATACGTGACGGGTTCCCTAAGCTGTTGGACAGGATGAAGAAGCATGTCATTCGCGAAGCAATTCGTAGTGCCATGTTACCCGCAAAGAATTCATTAAAGGCTAAAGTACTTGGCCTTGCAACTAACAGTCGTCAATCGTCAGGTGCGACAGCAAGAGCGATTACTTCCAAGTACAAGCAACACAAGTCCTACGAGTACGTGTTCTACGGCATCGTCGGAGTTAACCGTAAGCTGAAAGAAGCAATTGCTCCTGGAACATCGCCAGACTACGCTCCAGCACAACGCCAAGTATCGTTCGGCATTAAACGTCGTTTGCGTAACGGTGCAGAAGTCTTCAGTAAGCGATACCCTCGCAAAGAAGTTAAGTCTACCCTCAGAAAGAAAACAGGAACACTTCGTCTTCGTTGGCCTAACAAGTACTGGCACCTGTTGAACTATGGGTTCAGTGCTACGGACCGTAAAGGACCGTGGGCAGGAAGGCGAACAAGATCGTTCAAAGGTCATAACATCATTGAGCAAGTACGCTCAGAGACTCAGGCTGAAGCCCAACAGATATTCCGTGCTAAAATCCTGGAACACTTCAAAAGGGTATTCGGATGAGTTCACCATACCCAATCGATGACGGAATCCAAAAGCTACTCACAACAGCTTTGGGAACTTCCATTACTGTCAGCAAGATCGACTTCCTACCCGCTCTCGATCTCAAGACAACATCAGCCGGTTACGTCTACTTCGACATTAGCGAATGCACGCCTCTTCATTCCTCAGAAGGTATGGCGGAAGCTAATGGCTTGGAAGTTATGGAGTTTTCTCTTGACGTAGCCTGTGTTGCCCATTCTAATACTCAGAGGAAAGCACTGGTCACAAGTGTGCTCGCAGTTCTGCAACCTATCGTTGCTGGGCGACGAACACAACTCACCTCCTACACTGTGACCGGAACTTCTGTCTTCATAAACTTCCTTCGACTGGATTCGCAGGAAGAAGTTTCGTCGTTAAAAACAGGACAGTCCAATCCTGATTTGACAATGCTTGTCCTGTCGTTTTCTGGTAAGGCCACTTGTTAGGAGGTAAACATGTCAAATCGAGACGCATCAAGAATTAAGATCAAGTGGTATGAACAGACCACTGTCCCAACAGGTACAGGTGCTGCACCTGACGCTGTGGACGCAGCAAGCGATGTCTACGCCTGTGTAACCGATGGGCCTAACTGGTCCGGGTTCACTCGTGGTGACGTTGAGACGACTTGCTCCAACACGACTCTGGACGCTTGGGGTAACCTGATCCGTTCATTCCGTGCCGGTGCCATTGTTGATCTGGGTACTGTCACTTTCACTGTCGATTGGGATCCAGATGACACTTGGGGCGGTCGAGAGATGGCCGCGTTCTTCGACGGTCGCTCTGGTAACTTGCTCGTTGAATTCCCTGCTGCATCTGGTGAAACAACTGGCCCGATCCTTGTGCTGACAGGCTACGTCAACAAGTTCACACCACAGGGTACTGTTCTCTCAGAAGGTAACGCTGCCCGAAGCATGGCAGAAATTGTATTCCGATTGAGTGGTATTGACGTAACTGCTCCAGTATAATTCTGAGTCGATCCACCAAGCGTGGAAACGATACCGACACCGTAGGTACTCGCTTACGGTGTCAGCTTTTATCCCCCAACCCTCTTTCATTAAGGTCTAATCATGCTGCTCCGCCCGCTTAAACGAGTTCCTGTCCCAGAATCTTCAACGGCTGAATTGGTTGAGCCATCAGCAGGTACAGCAACAGCATTTGCTATTGCTCTCCAGGCTCTACCGCAGGTCACTGAAGGTCGTGTCAGCGGTTCGTACTTCAGCGGTCTTCGTACCTTGATCTGCTTGCACGACAACGGCAGACCGTTCCTTCCACAGTTGGTCAACTCGCTCCATGAAACCGACCCAGCAGTTTGGCCGATTACTGTCGAAGAAAACGTAAGTATCCGTCAGACTCTCGAAGACCTTGACGGTTCGTATCTGACTCGTGTACTGGATTACTTCCTTGACAACCTGACAGCATCGCAGCTTGAACAGTTTCAGGGAATTATCCGCAAGCAGTTGTGGGTCGATGTAGCGGAAAAAAACGGCTAACCCCTGACGGCCCGCAGTGGTTCAAATTGTTCCTCTGCAGTCGTTGGGGAAAGTCACTCGCTGAAATTGATGAACTGCCAGTGAATGAGTTCTATCAGCACTGGCACTTCTGGACTGAGTTCCGATGGGGAATGAACGATGACTTACAAGCAATGGCTCTTGCCCATCACATGAAGGTCTCTGCTCCGAAGTCCACAGTCAAACCGTGGATGTTAAAGCAGTGGACTACTCAGCGTGACTACACCTTCCGTCTATCTCATCTCGTCCAGAAACCCGTCTCTGCTATCAGAAGCGGGTTTTTTGCTATACTGAACGCCGCGAAGGAACTGAAGAATGGCAAGCGAAAGCATCAATGATTTCGCGATCAAACTTGGCGTTGACGCTACCGGCGTTGCTACAGGTATGGCTGCAGCCAATGCCGTCATTCTTCAGTCACAGCGTGAGATCGCTAAAGCCGAAGCAGTAGAGCGTGAAATCAACCTTCAGCAAAAAATGGAAGCTGAAGAGAAGTTCAACAAATGGTATGCTACCGAAAATGAACGTGAGTTCCAGGCTTGGTACAAACTGGAACAGCAGAAGGAGAATGTCCTTCAGGAAGAAGCTGCTACCCGTGAACGAATTGCTCGTGAGACTGCTGTTGCTGTTCAGCAGGCTAACATCAATACGTACAACGAAGCAGTATCTAACGAACGCAGGCTAACAACTGCGATCGAGGAAGAGACGCAAAAGCAGATTGCATTCTCCAGAATGCTGCAGGAAGCCGTTGTTGCTCGCTACGCTGCACAGGACGCTGCTGAAGAAGCTGCTGTCAATAAAGCTGATGCGGAAACGCAAGGCTTCATGGACGCTGCTTGGAACCGTATTGTTAACCAGCAACGCCAAACACTGGAAGCTTTCTACGCTGAGAAGGATCGCCTGGCATCAGAGTCTGCTGCTCACACACTTCGCGTTACCGAACAGGAACGCAAGTACCAGGAGCAACAGGAAGCCGATCGTATTAAGGCATTGCGGGAAGATATTCAGGCCCGTGCTCGTGCTGCAGTTGAGCAGCAACGCTTAACGGAAGAAGAAGCTGAGCATTACACTGAGCAGCAGAATCGACGTGTAGCTGCTGCCTTCAAAGCACAAAAGCGTATTGAAGAAGATGCTGCCCGATTCCGTGCCGGTGCGAATGCTGGAGACATGCAGGCTTCAACAGTTGGCGGACGTATTCCTGTCTCAGAAAATACTCTGAGAACAGTACGAGCGTACGTAGATGATGTGGAAGAAGCGAACCGTCTTGAACGTGAGGCTATCGGTCTTCGTCGTCAACTAATGACAGCAGAGCAATTACACACTGCTCGACTGGTTGAGTATGACGCAATGCTCTCCAGAAACATCATCACCCAGCAGGAACATGCTGATGCCGTAGCTTACTCTACCAGAATTGCTCAGGCATCTGCTGGCGGTTTTGGTGGTGCTGGTGCTGCTATTACTCAAGCATCCTATGCTGCTGAAGACTTCATCCAAGTTCTTAGCATGGGCGGCGGCATGAACATGGCACTCATGTCAGCATCGAACAACCTATCTATGGTTGCTCGATCTGTATTTGGTGCTAACGCTGCAATGGGTGCCCTTGCTGGATTTGGTGTACCTGCAGTTCTTATTGGCATCGGCTTGCTTACTCGTTACCTGATGGACACTGAAGATGCTGCAGATAAAGCAACCAAAGCATTAGAAGAGTTTCGTAAAGAAACAGAACGTCTTGGAGAGATGACTAAACTACGTCATCAATTCGAAGACGAAGCAACCGCTATTCAGGATATGCAGTCTCGCGAAGAGGTTGAACAAAAAATAACAGAGTTAAAAAAGGAACAAGCACGCCTCGATGAGATCATGGCTCAAGAGGAAATGAAACGTGAAGGTGCCAATGCTGCATACTTTGAAGGCCTTATGGGAGGTCAGGAAGCTGTATTTGACTTTCAGCGTCGCATCAATAATATGATCATAGATGGCACACAAGGTCAAAAAGAAGCTGCGATAGAACTTAAGGCTCAGTATGCTGCTGCAAGAGAAGCCGCCATTGCCGGTAACGAGCAAGTAATGTTGGCAAGACTTCGCAACATGCACGACATTATGACTGGACCAGACAAAGGTATCTCTGACTTTTTTGGCGATTACAACCAGGTAATGGATGTCAGTGCTCTTGAAAATCTTAAGGGCAAACTGACAGATCCTGATCTCCTCAATGCTCTACAGGAGATATACCATCCTAATGTTACTGACCTGCAAGAAAACATGGAGTTGCAAAAGAAGATTGCTGAAGAGCTAATCAGTCAACAAGAGCATATGACTGAGGAGCGTAAGAAGCAACTGGAGATTGCCAACCAATTACTCCTTGCTAACCAAAGAGCAGTGGAGATTGAAGGTATGGCAACCCGCGAACGCCAACAGCGTATGCGTGAAGAACTTGAGAGTATGCGTATGTCTGAAGCGGAACGGGAAATGAAGCGTATCAGAGACGAGCAAGCTGCGTTCTCTGGAATCGATACTGCATTTGTTGGGCCTCAACTGCCGATAAGCGAAGAAGCGTTTACTCAAGAGTTTATGAACCAGCAGTTGGAGCAAGTGCAAAAAGAGATCGATCAACTTAGGAAACCAGGGTACGCACAAGGTCTGGAGCAAAACACGTACGAAGCTCAAGCTAAAGCATTTGAGCAGATGTTCAAAGCACAATTTGGTCCGCGTGATGCCCAAGTTGAACGACTCGATACTCTCATAGAAATCCAACGGCAACTCGTGGAGCAGGGTGCTCAGGCACCACGAGTCAACGTAGTCCCAGGAGGTTAGTGTGGGCCTTAAAACTATTCATGGGTTTTTACTGCAACCGCAAGTGCTATCTGCGACTTGGGGCGTTGTTCGTATTCGTGAAACCTGCCTAATCGAGATGGACTCACCACTGGAGGACATCGTAGACGTTCAGGCAGCTTTACCTGCGTACGATTTCGGTACGACTCCAGAGCCTACCTTTACAATCGGATTAAGTTACCACCCAGAAAGATCCGATTTAATTCTGAAGTCAGCACCCTCTGTTAAAGAACATACAGAAGGAAGGCCCTACTGGCTTGTTGAGCTTGAGTACGAGACAGCAAACTTCCTTAATACTTCTCCTCCAGGAGCCATTGGAAGGGTACCTACAAGAGTCATCGACTCGACAGGAACAGCAACTCCTAAGCAAGTTGTAATACGCCCGTGGGAAGAACCTGTTATTTGGCACTCGTCTACAAGACAAGTCTCAACAACACGGTACAAGGACTCAACAGGTGCCCCACTTGTACACGCTAACTTCCTACCACTAACTGAAGGCATTGACCTTCCTCTACAGTTGCAGGTACACCAGTTTACTTGGAATGTCCAAGCGACAGGATTCAACTATAAGACCGATATCGACCCCTATATTGGAAAAATAAATGAAGCAGCTGTAGACGACTTTTACGATGCCCCAATCAAGCATGTGTTCTGTGAATCAATAAGCTGCGTTGAGAATTATCGTACTACAGGAGTTGCTATCCCTGCAGGGCAAGCAGGATCAAACGGAACATGGCATTACATCACCATAACTGCTGTGTTTGTTGTTGATGATAGAACCGCTGTAGAATCACCAGAAGGTTACTTTAGAGAAGCCAATCGAAGAGTGTCGATGCACACGCAGCAACTCGTTGCGGGGGCAGGTGGTGCTGTAGCCTACGGACCAATCCCCATCAATAACCGTGGTGACTTAGCTAAAGCACCTTGGCCGCTGCAACCAGATGGAACAGCATACCCTTTCAATTTGATGAACGCTGCCGATCCAGAAACAGATTTCTTCATTATTGATCCGTTATTCCCAGAAGAAGCTGACCTTACAGGGTTTATTGAAACTCACAGTTTGGCAATACCATGACCAGAGAACTTGGAATCTTTACGCTGGAAGACACGATCGAGATCGGTCGCCGTGTCTTAGGTAATAGGTACCGACAACCTCTAGCGGACAACACCCGTGACAAAACAATCCATAACGACTTGTACTATGTGGTTCTTACAGAGAGTCTCGCTGCTGCGACTGATCCACGTACAGGTTACACTACTGCACAAGGTAGAATCCTCCGATACCTTCAGCCTGTCTTAACCGACAGCCTTGATATGGAGGACTCCACAACAGATGAAGGTTTGATCGATGTAACAAACCGATTCCCAACCTTTTCTGCAGCAATTAACGACGTAATACTTGTTATACGAAACGAGTCAGAATGGTCACCTATAACCGCTGCGTCAGGCAACAACCGTCACGCCCGCATTACTCAGTGCCTGGGTAATGGTTACTATACCGCAAATCTGTCTGCCAACCCACGGTTCACAATCCCTTCCTTCTCAGAAACTGGTACAGGCACTATATCTGGTGTTGGTACGGGCAGTGCCCTGACGAACGAATGCGACCTGTGCAGTTTGCTGTACGGAGAGAATGAGCTACCTGTCGGTACGGCTGCTAACGACGGCGATGCCGTATGTGGTACGCTTGTCCAACCAACACGAACTGTTGTTGATGGTGACGGTAGCTTAATTTACGTCTATGATCCCAGAAAACTATTACTGCCGATCGGTGCACACATCATCGTATCCGATTTAGGCGATACTGCAGACGATCCTGCTCCTGTACCCGGAACTGGTACGGGCACTGCGATACCTCAAGTATCCGTATGGATGATTGTATCAGGTGGCTACGATCTCATTGGAATCCCAGACAGATTTTACGAGTGCTGCACATTGAATGGTGCACAGTCAGTAAAACTGGTTCGCTGCGACACGTATATTACAGAAGGTGTGTACTGTCCTGGTGTCCAAACATCTTGCCCTGTAGGTACAGGAACCCCCTGATGCCATCAAACCAACTTGAAGCGATATTGCTGTGCGGTTGCGGTTGTGGAGAAGAAGCGACATGCTGCCCTAGTCGTTGTTATCCGGGGTCGGTTCACTCTGCCGAAGAACCAACTTGTACAGGAGACCCGTCAGAGAATCCACTACCAAATACTTTAACAATTGAAATGACGACCGATGACACCACGTACGGTTGCTTCGAAGGTAGCACTACGGTTACTCTCGTAGCTAATGGTCGTTGGGGTCTTGGTACAATCAATGCAACATGCGTTTGGCTTGACCCCACAAATTCGACAATGACAGCAACTTGGTACTTTTGTTTTCAAGTTGCCATCCAATGTACACCAGGAAATGGATGGGGTATTGAATTCAGACGCTGTGCCAGTGTCGGAACTCCAAGCCCTGATTTCATTCCGTCTGACAGTCTCTTGACACGAGTCAGTTGCAATCCTATCCTTCTAGCCGGTACTGTTTGCTTTCTTCCCGGCATGTCAAGTGTTGTGTTCCCGGCAGTACCACCACAACCGCCAATCCAGCACCCGACGATATGCCTCAGCTTTTTGGTATATGAGACACTATGAGATACGTTATTCTGGTTAGTATCCTTGCCGTTGTAATATCCCAGCACTTGCAGTACGCATTAAGTGGTTTCACCTCAGAGCAGATTGAAGCCGTTCTGGAAATCAGAGATAGGCACGAAGCGTACGCTCAGGCACAACAAGTAGCGGTCCTTGAGGAAGAGTAACCGTGCAACGCAAAATCCCCAAAGTGTGGCAAGACGAGATCGATAAAGGCGGACCCAAAGCTGAAGCCTACAAAGCAGCTTTAGCAGGTTGGAACGTGCCACCAAAGGCAGAGACCCTTGTACGGACGCCCAGCGGTATCGGTACTCGCCTGCACGCAATTATCAAACGAGAAACCGGCAACGAAGTACCGTGCTCAGACTGTAAAGCAGAAATCGATCGTCTTGACTACATGACACCTGCTCAGGTGTTACGGCAAGCAATTCCACTAGCCGATAGCATTGTTGCCAGAGGGCAGCGTATTGCAGCAAAGTGGTACCAAAGGCTTGCTGCTCGTCTCGCTCCTTCACTTGCCTCTCAAATCGTACGTTCATGGATCGTAGAAGCCTGTGAGATACGAATGATGGCACCAGTACAAGTTCCTGCCTCAGAAGTTGTCGTAGGCACAGTCCATGAAGGAAACGTCAAGCGTATTCAATCCTGGGCAAAACCCTCTAATATCCCAATTAAACTAGGTAACCTCAGTCCGCACTTTGATCGCAGAATCATTACAACCACTGATTACGAAGAATTGGTTCGTAAAGAGATCAAGTTTGTCAATGGTGGTCTCGAAAGAATTACAACTACCGTACCGTGGGTTACAGGTCGCTGGACGTACTCTGTAACTACTGTTCCGACCAGAATCAACTCGCTGCCATCTACACTGGAAAGTCTGGAAGCTGCTGGTTTCGACGATCCTGTTATTGCAGTTGACGGACCAAACGATGGGTCATTTGACTGGCTTCAGGGTTACACGTACGCTTACCGTGGAAGCAACATTGGACCTTATGCTCACTGGTACTTGACTCTTCAGGAGATGTACCTTCGAGATCCATGGTGTCAGTACTACGCTATCTTCCAGGATGACTTTGTGTGCGTACGCAATTTACGTGCCTATTTGACAAAATGCACGTATCCCGAAAAAGGATACTGGAACCTATTTACATTCATGGAGAATGACGATATGGTTCAGCAGGTAAAGACAAAGGGATGGGTACCTGCTGCTCGTGCTCCACAAGGGTACCAACTTGGTCGAGGTGCAGTTGCCCTGGTGTTCAGTCATGAAGCCGTTCAGGTACTTCTCAATAGCCCGCACATGAAGACAAGAGTTTATGACTCACAGAAAGGCTTTAAGTCGATTGACGGTGCTGTCGTAACTGCCATGCACCATGCTGGGTGGACTGAGTACGTACATAATCCTTCACTTGTGCAGCATACTGGTGAAGTGTCGTCTATCGGTAACCGCAAGCACCCTCTATCCAAGTGTTTCGATCCTGATTTTATGTCCTGACAGAAAGCATCCCCATGCTGCCCCCTCGCACAGTTGCGGACGTTATCGCGTCCCTGCCCAAACCTGCTACGCCTGAACTACCAGCACCGAAGTACTCCGAAGTACTAAATGCTGGTGAGCACCGTCTGGTCCTCGGAGTCGCCTCCATGAAGGACCACATGACCGATGAAGGATGGCAGATCACTCACGGTCTTGCCCAGAACGGGTACCTACACTGTGGTTATGCCTTACCAATTGAATGCACAGACGTTCGAAAATTGGTAACTGCATACCCACCCAACACGCTCGTCATTCAGGACAAACGTGAGTGGCATTTCGATCCCAGAAACTTCAGGGATCATAACGCTCGCTTCCACAATGTCAACTACCTCGCTGAACGTAGCGATATCTTCAAATTGACTATCCTAAAGGATTCGCACCAAGGTCCAGCCTGGCACTCGGAGGCTGCTGCTGAAATGGGTTGCCATGCGTGGATATGTTACTACCACGAAGACATTGTCAACCATCTGGCACCGTACACTCGCAAGCAGCATCTGATTCGTACGTACCACACACTTGATCCGTTGATTGTTCCAGAATTCAATACGGAGCGTGTAGGTGGCTGCTTAATGTCCGGTGCAGTGTCTAGTGCCTACCCTCTACGCAAGCGTATCCTTGCTGAACGCAACATGCCTATTGTTAATATGCAGCACCCCGGATACCATCGTAGAGGAAGCAACACGCCAGAGTACCTGAAGACCCTCAGTGAGTTTAAGGTCGCCATCTGCACGTCCAGCATGTACGGTTACACTCTCAGAAAGATTATCGAAGCAACTGCTGCTGGTTGCATCGTGATTACTGACCTACCTGCCGACGACGTTATGCCGGGAATCGACGGTAATCTGGTAAGAGTCCATCCTGACATTGAAATGTCTGACCTACGTAAGATAATCCTCGATTGCATTGCCCATTGGAACCCCGAACACCAATGGCACTACGCAAGTAACGCTCGCAACATCTACGACTACAAAGTTCAAACCCTCCTGCTCACTGAACAAATTGACGCACTAAGGAACATCTACAATGAACAAGCATGAAGCGTTGGCACAAATGATTCCTCCTGGAACACAACGACCGGGCAAATGGATGAACGGCGTTATGCAGATCCATCTCAACCGTGCCTGCGATCTGGGGTGCAGCAACTGCACACAAGGTTCACAGTTCGGTGGAAAGTCTGACTTCATTACTCTCCAGAACTTCGAACTGGCACTCCAGTCCATGGAAGGATACTTCGGACTGATCGGTATCTTTGGAGGAAATCCCGCACTCCATCCACAGTTTGAAGATATCTGTGCAATTCTCCGCAACTACTTTCCGAAAGAGAAATGCGGTATTTGGTGTAACCATCCTCGTGGTAATGGTGCCGTCATGAGGAAGACATTCAATCCATCGATGTCTAACCTCAACGTACACTTGAAGTACGAAGCGTTTCACGAGTTTCTAAAGGACTGGCCAGAATCCCATCCATTTGGTTTAGACAAGGACTCACGTCACTCACCAGTCCACGGCAACATGTCTAAGTTCGTCCCAGAAGAATCTGAACGCTGGAAGCTAATCAGCAACTGCCCTATCAATCGGCATTGGAGTGCAATGCTGTGCCAGTTCCGTGGTGAGCTACGAGCATTCTTTTGCGAGATCGCTGGTAGTCAAGCCATACTGAACCAGCACAATCCTGATTACCCAGACACAGGTATGTCAGTAACTAAAGGTTGGTGGCGTAAACCAATGCAGGACTTCGAGAAACAAGTCGAGTTCCATTGTCACCGTTGCCTGGTCCCTCTAAACGGGCACGGATCTCTTGCACAAAATGAAAGTGCAACGCACGTCACAGAAGAAATGTCTAATTTTAAGCTGAAAAATAGTAAGCATTTATTGCACATACTTGAAGATATTGCTACCTTATCCCCGGAGAAGGATAGGATCGTGGTTCAATACTTGGGGAAGTAAATGCTTGGTCAAACTTTCGGTAGGCTAACTGTTGTTGCACAAGAGGGAAAAACAAAAGGCAGACACTTGCTTTGGAAATGCGAGTGCCTTTGCGGAGGCGTCACATATGCTCCGAAGTACGCACTGACCAGCGGCAATACATCCTCTTGTGGATGCTACCATTTAGATAAAATTACTACCCACGGAATGTCAGGTTCTGTAAAGACTAAACGAAGTACCGAGTACACCATATGGATGAATATGCTGTCGCGGTGCCGTAACAAAAAATGCCCTGACTATAAACACTATGGCGAAAGAGGTATTACGGTCTGTGAACGATGGTTAGTATTTGAAAACTTTTTTGCTGATATGGGGTTGCGACCCTCCAATCTGACGCTCGATCGCATTGATAACAATGGTAACTACTGCCCAGAAAACTGTCGCTGGGCAGACAGGGTAACTCAAAGAAGAAATTCAAGACGCTGACATGAAGCTATCCATCCTTGTGCCGTGCTTAGAATCACGCCACTACGCTCCACTGATCAAAGAACTTCAGCATCAAGCACTCCGATTTGTTGGTGATGTAGAAGTTCTTTGGTTTGCTGATGCTGGTACTCTAACCAGCGGTGCAAAACGTAATCATCTAACTCAGGAAGCACAAGGAGAGTACATTGCGTTCGTTGATGATGACGACTTTGTTAGTGCTTGGTACGTACAGCTACTACTCGAAGGCATCAAATCTAATGCTGATGTAGTTAGCTTCAACATGGCAAGGCACGCTCCTAAGTTTAGTGAAATGTGGATTCTTGATAGCGATGAAGACAAACCTGAAATAGGGCATATGTCTTCCAACCATCTGTGTGCCTGGAAGAAAAGTGTTGCTACCAGAGTAGCCTGGTCTGACAAGCTAGGCTATGCAGACGATCAGTTATGGTACCGACCACTGCTTAAGATATGTAAACCTTCAAGGTACCACATAAGCGAAGTACTGTATACGTACTGCTTCAGCCCAGAAGCTCAATCAAACCATGATCCGACTAAGATTGAGTTTGCTCGAAGTTATTTTGGTCATGGGTTGCGTGTGTTCTCGGATGGTGGGGAAATCTTTATTGAAGAACATGACGGTAAGGAAACCTCACCAACATACGTTATTGTCAGAGATCGACACAACAAGATTCATCGTCGCCATCTTGGAAGTCTCATCCCAGAATTTGTTTGTAGGATATCCTAATGATCATATCTAAGATTGAAATCGACAGTCGTGATCAGTTCGGGCTGTACCTCAACAAGCTGGGTCTCCACGGTACTGGTGTTGAAGTGGGAACACATCGTGGAGAGTTCGCCGCTAAAATACTTGAGCACTGGACGGAAGGAAATCTATACTGTGTGGACCCTTGGGAAAATCTGCCGGAGTACAAGGAGCAGGCTAAGTACCTGTGGGATAGCGTTGATAGAAACCAAGACTTCCAGCACTTCAAAGAACTGATTACGCCATACAACCCACGATGCTGCGGCTTTCGAATGACATCGAAACGAGCAGCAGAACAGTTATTTGAGGACGGCGAACTGGACTTCGTATACCTTGACGGGAACCACGAAGAACCATTCGTCACAGAAGATATCAATCTGTGGTGGCCTAAGATAAAATCTGGTGGATTGCTTGCTGGTCATGATATTGTGTGCGTCAATGAAGTAAACCATGGATGGTCTCAGTACATCCAGCCTGCCGTATTTAAGTTCGCAGAGTCCCAAGGTCTGGATGTATATTTCATCTCAGAAATTGTTTCGTACATGCCCTGGTCCTACGTCATTCATAAGCCATGAGGTCACCATGACACCCCTTCGTGCTATCATCGTCTGCGTTAATTACTCCGATCTACTTGCCATTACTCTCGCGTACAACCGACACCACTTCGCTGAAGTCATGATCGTCACAACACCACGCGATCTGAGTACAGTACACATCGGCCTACAAAACAATGCTCGCGTGCATATGACCGAGGCATTCTACGACAACGGTGCTGTGTTTAACAAATTCAAAGCCTTAGAAGAAGGCTTGGACGAATTCGGTCGCCATGGTTGGTTGTGTATCATGGACGCTGATGTACTCTGGCCTAAGTTTGTCCCTTCACTATGTGACCAAGATCGTGGAGGCACATTAACTCCAGGTTACCTTTACACACCACTTCGCCGTATGTGCGAGGATCTGTCTGCAGGAATCCCCCAAGAGCCTTACTGGAAGTCTTATCCGCTCCATCCACAGCAAGTTGAATGGGCAGGGTACACTCAAATCTTCCATGCTAACGACCCGCACCTGCCACAGGCTCCATGGCATCAAACAAACTGGCGGCACGCTGGTGGTGCTGATAGCTTCTTTCAGCAACTCTGGCCAAAGCAGCACAAGCTACGCCCACCGTTCGAATGCCTTCATCTTGGACCTGCAGGACGCAACTGGTGCGGTCGCTCAACACCGTACCTTGACGGCACTGTAGACCCACTTGCCGAACAACGTATTTCCTCTCTCAGAAACTTCATGACGCAAAGAACACGTACGAAATCATTCGACTCAGAAAAATTGTGAAACTACTGTTGACACCCTTTCCTGATTCGCTAAACTTCACTCCGTCGCAACGACAAAACGATTTTTAACCCTGTACGAAAGACCCCCATGAAACTTGACACATTACTCTCAAAGGCCGACAAGTCACAGTCTCCAATCAAGTCCAAGGTAGTCCGAGTAAACTCAAAGTTTGCTCTGGAGTGCCTGAAGAACATGAACAACAGCAACCGTCCAATGTCCAAGGGTGTTGCCAAGTTGTACGCAAACGAAATGCTCAGAGGACAGTGGAAGTGTAACGGTGAACCACTGATCTTCAGCATTGATGAAGAAGGTAACGAACACCTGATCTCCGGTCAGCATCGCCTACAAGGTCTGATCTTTGCCCAACAGGAAATTGAGAAAGGCTTTGATTGGCCTGTTGCTCAGACTGAATGGGACGCAGTTATCATCAGCGGTGTTCCTCACGACACTGCCGATACTGTGGACACCGGAAAGGCTCGATCCCACAGCGATGTCCTGTTCCGCGATCCTTACGTTGACAGTATCATCCCAGAAGCCTGGAATGAAACTGTTGCGAAGCGTAAGGCTTGGACGAAGACCCTCGCTGGTGCTGCCCGTCTTGTATGGTTAATCGATGGTGGTGCTGTGGTGTCTTCCGCCCCTAAGTTCCTAATCTCGGAAATGCTTTCCTTCATCCAGAATACTCACACGGAACTACACAAGTTCGTGACTATGGTTCTGGACGCAAACGACAGCGATGGTGGGAACAAGGGTTTGAAAATGAGCCTACCTTACTTGGCAGCACTGTCATACGTTGCATCAATCGATACTGAGTACGCCGATATCGTTATTGACGAGTCAGTGTCAGACAAGATCGATTCCTTCCTGAACGCTCTGGCAGTTGGTACTGGTTACGAGAAGGGTGACCCAGCTTGGGTACTCGCTGGTTACTGGAACAAGCTGACGGCTGAGCCAGGCAGTAAGGATCGTGATCGTGATTGGGTTGGTCCTTACGTCAAAGCTGTTAAGGCTTTGCTGGAAGACCGAACTGGATTGAAAGTTTCTGATGTCTCTCTAACCGCCAAAGAGCGGAAGGAATACAATGAATTTCCTATTATGTTCGATGGTTACCATACTGCTCAGTTCGAACGTGCTGCTGCTAAGAAAGCTGAAACAGCAGCACAAAAAGAATCAAAGCCTGAAACTGACGATGGAAGTCATGGCGAAGAAGCTGGAGCAGAATTGGCATATGATGAATCCGGGGAGGACTCCTTCGAAGCACCACAGGCCGAAACCGTTGCAAAGCGACCTCGGCCTAAGCGAAAGCCAAAAACAGCATCTACACTTCCATCGTAGTATGTGACATTTGAATGCCCTGACAGTCCGGCCAATCAAAAGGCTGTCGTTGACCGGAGGCGGCTAGTGCCCACATGGTAAAGCATCCTGGAGCGAAGTGGTTCGAATCCACAACGGTCAATTACCGTCCCAGACGGTCCCTCCCCATCAAAACGGCAGTCCAGCAATGATGAAGTACCCGAGTCGCTGGTTGACGGTCCAACAGGGGTAAATGTTGGAGCATATTCGTATCGTGGGCAAATCTATCAGGTATGCTGATGAACTGCAGCGAAATCCCACTCCTTTTACTCATGGACGAGACCAATGCACCGTGGAACTTGGAAGGCATTTGAGCGTTACATTGCAGGTATCTTTTCCTCCACCAGAAACTCTCTAAGTGGCGGGAACAGTAAGATGACCCGCTCTGATTCATTACACCCTCATTTATTCATCAGTTGCAAGTACACACAATCAAATCATCTTGGTCTCAGAAAACTTGTAGCCGAAGAACGTGAAAAAGCTGCTGTCGAAAAGAAGACAGCGGTCTGCGTCCTTGGTGAACTAGGAGACAAATCAAATGCGTTAGTCGTGATCCACCTAAAAGACTTCCCCCAACTTTGTCAGGATATTCGTGATGGTAAGATTGAAGCCTCTTTGGAACCCCGTAGTTAATGGTCTCAGCGTCTCGGCACTCGAACTATGGCTAGTCGATCGCATTGCTTTTGAAGTCTCTTATCTCAGAGACATGGAAGCAATTGAGCCATGGAACAAGAACATGATGTACGGTACACTAGTAGGTGCTGGCATTGAAGGGTTCATTAAGACTCGTCAAGTCCGTGGTGCTGCCAAGTTCATCGACAATGAATGCCAGAAGCAACTAAGTAAGTTCGCTGAATACGATGACATCACATGGTGGGCTGGACTTGCTCAACTTCAGGTGAAGACCTTTGTTGACCTATACGGTAAAGACTTCGACCTGTACGGTATCACCGAGGCTGAAACGAAGAACAAGATCGAAGTAATACTCCCATCGGGTCGCACCATCACCCTGAACGGTTACACTGACGGGGAAGGTTCTGACATCATCTTTGAACACAAGTGTCGTGGAGAATGGGATGAACAACATGTGGCGAGAGAGATTGACTTCAATCTTCAAGTCAATGTGTACACGCTTATGTTCTTTACGAAACATGGTCGTCTGCCTGAAAGGATCTGGTACCAGCACTCACGACGACCTGGGGGTTTTGGTTACAGCGGACCTCGTAAGAAAGCAAAGGAATCAGACACCGAGTACCGCAACAGAATCGCTGAAGCAATCGACACCGATCGTGGTTACCATTTCTTCAGATACTGGATTAGACCTGACGAAGAACGATTCCAGCGTTTCCTGCACGGGTGCTTGTATCCGATGCTCGAAGCATTCTTAGACTGGTACACGTACATGACTCACCCTCAGAGAAAGGATGAAGTAAATAAAGTTCACTGGCCCACCCCCTATGGGCTTTACAATCCGTTTATGGAAGGGACTTTGGAGCGTTTCCGAAACTTCCGTTTAACTGGTTCTACCATTGGCCTTCGACCGAAAGTATCTTACCGATGATAGTCTACGCTTTGTACACTTGCGGTGGATACGATTTGTATGCACTGTACAGCACACGAGAAAAAGCAAAAGAAGCATCAGACAAACTGAAATCGCGAATCCCCGACACTCATGCTATTATTGAAATGGAAGTGAAATGACAACACCCACACGCCCCGCTAAACGTGCTCCGGCACCACCACAACGTCCTGCTCCAACAAACAAACCTCCAGCGTCAAAGCCCGTACCTAGTGCAGCAAACAACTTAAAGAACCTGCCATCAATCAAAGCAGGAATCTGTAACCTGTTCGAGGACATGATTGAGGAACGAGTTGCCCATGGCAGATTTATCATGTTCTATGGTCCTCCAGGTATGGGGAAGACTACACTTGCGGCCAAGTTCCCTAAGTGTGCGTTCGTTACGACATCGGGCGAACAGGGCATCTACCTGTACAAGGAAAAGGGTCTCGTCAGCAAAGACATGCCGATCGTTCAACTTGACCCGCTCTTTCCTCATGATCAGATTCCGGCAGGAACAGGTCATCCAGGTTATCTTCGATGCAAACTAGCACTCGAACGGTTCCGTGACCTGAAGCACAACTACGAGACAATGGTCATCGACTCTGTCTCCGGTCTGCAGGATCTTTGCTATCAACATTGTGCCAGCATGCTGTTCAATGGTGACATGGACAGCAAGGAGTTCACTGCTTATTTCGCTGGTTACACGAAAGCTGCTGAAGCATTCTGGTCCTCAGAAATTCTGAAGACGATCCTTGAGATTGTTGCCAAGGGTCTGAATGTCATCCTGCTTGCTCACAGTACGTTCAAGCCGGTGCAGAACGCTAATGGCCCTGACTACGATCAGTATCGCCCAGAACTAGATAAGGGCTTTCTGAAGTACGTAAGTAAAGACCTGCACGGTATGTTCTTCATGGGTCAGGAGATCATGGTTGCTATTGACCAAAAGACCAAGAAGAAAACAACCATGGGTGATCGTCGATTCATCGGCATGGCACCAACAACGTACTACCTCGCCAAGTCCTGGTGTACCCCTGAAGGTGTTACGGAACTGGATTGCGGTGATTCAGCCGACGCAACTTATAAGAAACTGGCTGAAGTCCTTGGAATGGAGAAGTAAACTTGTCTATTACACACCCTGAACTTGTTTCCGCTCTTGTAAAACCCGGAGAGCAAATTGCAAAAGAAATTACTGACCAAGATGCTCACTTAATGCACATGGCAATTGGTGTTAGTGGCGAATCTGGTGAACTTCTCGATGCAATAAAGAAACGCGTTATTTACCGCAAGGCCTTAGACCTCGACAACGTCATTGAAGAACTTGGTGACTTAGAGTTCTATCTAGAAGGCATTCGCCAAGGGCTGTCAATTACACGCGAACAGTGCTTAGAAGCAAATATCCAAAAGTTATCAAAGCGGTATTCCTCATTGAAATACACCAACGCAGACGCCGTTAATCGTGCCGATAAACAATGACCAACTTCACTGACTCTGATTGGAAGAAAGCTGTTAAAATGGCAGAAGTAACCTCACTCGCACAATTGATGAAAGCCAACGCTCGACTGAAGAAGCACGTCGAAGTGGCTAAGAAGGCAGTCGGTAATCGTGACTTTGCTGGAGAACCCGGTGAGTACATTACTAAGTTCAAAGGTCCGTCCATTATTGTCAAGGACGGTAAGACCTACTACATCCTTGAGTTCAATGTTGACGGAACTGTGGCAGGACAGGAAAAGCACAACGGTGCTCGCATCGGTGTGTTCCATAGCCTGAATGACTCTGATCGTAGCACGATCGAACAGGCTCTGGACCGTCTGATGGTTGACATTCAGTGCCTCGGTGTACCAACTGCGGACATGACAACTGAGCAGATCGATGCTGAACTGAAGAAGTTGATCGGTGAACAGTTTAAGATCCGTGTTGCCCCTAACAAAAAGAAGGATGGCTTCTACTTCAACATCATCGGTCACGTCGATAGCGATGAAGATTATTCTTCCTCAGAAACTGATGAAGCCGAACAGGAAGATGTGGTTGACGATGTCCCGGTCGATGACGATGAATGGTCAGAAGAACTCGCTGAGGAAGACGTGCCTGCTGAGGACGATGCTGAAGCAGAATTCAATCCGTCTGATTGGATTGGCTTTGAAGTCGATTACAAGCCAGCCAAGGCACCAAAACCACTCACTTTCAAAGTCGTCGATGCTGACGACGACGCAGGAACAGTGACACTGGAACGTGCTGGTAAGACAATCAAGAACGTCAAGTTCGATGATCTGATCCTGCCAGAAGCATAAATACGAAAGAACTGATTACTCACACCCAAGCCAGCCTAATCCGCTGGCTTTCTTTTTCGGAGTATTACCGTGCCTTACAATAAACACAGACGCCTAATTTGGAAGCACGTAAAATGATTGCAGCAGATACGGAGACGACGGGTCTTTGGCTTAGAAATGGCTGCACCACCTTCAGTATTGGAATCTACGATGGAACCACATTCAAATCGTCAACAGTTGGAATTGATCCAGTCACTCGTCGAAGAACTAAAGAGCATCCGAAGTCTCTTAGAAACGCTTTTGACAACGCAGACATCATCTCCTTCCACAACGCCCACTTCGACCTTAGAGCACTCTGCGAAGCCGGAATCTACGACTGGCAAGAACCAACAGAAGCCTCGTTCTGGAAAAGGATCGTAGACACCACTATCCTTGCCCACCTCCACTGTAGCACTGACGAACTTTCACTTGATGTTCTCACTCAGAAATACTTAGGTAAAGGTTACCCGGAAGATAAGGAACTGATCAATGCCGTTAATAAATGCCGAAGACTCGTCGAGACCAAGGCACTCCAGGATATCTGCAGCAGGTGGGACATTGCAAGACGTGACGGAAATCACCCAACATTTAAGATGTACGGATCGTCCAGCAAATGGAACCGATCTGACTTTTGGCTCCCTGACGCAGTACTCGCACTTATTCCGCAACCCAGAAGACCTAAACTCCCGGACTCAGTCCTCAAGAACGTCATGCTTCGCTATCTTAAAGCGGACTGTGTCAATACGTTTGAACTGGCTGAAATGTATTTCCACGAACTACTATCTCGTCACGGTGAACAGACTACGGAACTACTGGAGATCAACAAACAGGTAGAGCACATTACCTGGAAGATGGAAACTATTGGTCTGTGGGTCAACATCCCTGAACTGAAGGAGTCAATTGATGCTTGTGAACGATTCATACAACTGCTCACTGCCGAAACTAGCAAACTTTCAGGCATTGATCACATTACTGACCACAATCTCCGAGAATACCTCTTCGGTAAACTTAAACTCGAACCCATCACCAAGTCAGCCAAAACAGGAAGTCCGTCAGTCGATGCCAAAACCATCCTCGCACTGCATGAAGATGCAGAACCGGGAAGTCCTGTACACCGATTCCTGGGAGCGTATCTAAGCAAGAAGAAGTATGAGAAGAAACTAACTTCTCTTCAGTCGTACTACCATGCCAGAAGTTCATCAGGCTTCATCCACCCTTCGTTCAACATCGTGGGCACCAAGACCACACGCTTCAGCAGCAACAATCCTAACGCCCAGAATATCACGAAGGCTGGTAACCCATACGAAGACGATGCACCTGACATTGCTAAGTGGCTGCAGGCTTCACCGTCAATGCGATCAGTCTTCGGACCACCTCCTGGCAAGTGGTGGTTAACAATGGATTACTCCCAGCTACAACTACGTATCTTTGCTAACGTCACCAATGAACAGGAAATGATGGATGCCTTCAACAGAGGATGGGACGCCCATGACTTCGTTGCCAGAAAGATATTCAATGTACCCGACAGCCAGTCACCAACAAAGGCCCAGCGTCGTGTTGCGAAGAATGTCAATTTCGGGTTCGTCTTCGGAGCGTCTCCTAAGAAGATCGAAGCTACGGCAGGAATCGCTGGTCTCTGGGACACTGTTACGACTCTCTTCCCTAATGCTCACGCCTTCATCGAGCAAACAAAGGAACTAATCAACGAACAGGGATACGTACTTACACTTGGTGACTACCCACTGGAACTCAAAGAACATGTCAATAAGTGGACAGGTCGTATTGAGAAAGCGGCACATGCTGGAGTAAACTACATTGTCCAGGGTGCTGAAGGAGTCATCGTCAAACGTGCCATGCGTCTATGCGACGACTATCTTCTCTCAGAATATCCTGAAGGGCGAATTGCACTCCAAGTTCACGACGAGGTCGATTTCGAAGTACCTGTTCGTGTGCCGAAGAAGCATGTGCGTAACCTCGTATCACTTATGGAACAGGCGGCAAGCGAATACGGCATTCATGCCCCTGTTGAAGCAAACTTAATCACTCACCGCTGGGATAAGGAAACAAAGATATGTCTGTAGCTAGCACACCGAAGTACTTCATAGAAACGGCAAATGAACCTAGAAGAATTGATGGGAACTGCGGAGCAGCAAACATCCGTGAAGCCTCACCCGAAGAAATAACAGAGTTCATGAGCAAACCTTGTAACCATCAACAGGTAGAGTTACTAGTTTACGACACGCCAGCATACGCATGGGATATCAGACGTTGTGCCGTATGCGGCTTAGTCATAGGAATGATCTAATGAAACTACTTGACCACCTTGAACTCTCCTATAACGATACCGACAAAGACTACATCATGTCGTGCTTATGGTGTGGTGCTGAAGATAAACTTTCAGTCAGCAAAGATGAAGGACATGTCTTTCAGTGTTACCGATGCAAACAGACAGGTAACGCCTTAACCCTGATGCGTGAATGGTACTCTCAACTCCCAGAACTTACGATGCAACAGGCTAAACGCTTCTGCACTCTGAAGAAAGGAGTCCAGCCATTTATACTCCGCTCAGAAGGGATCAAGTCAGATGGAACCAACTTCATGTTTCCAGTCAGGAACGTGAAGGGCGACATCGTTGCTATCCACAAATATGATACCACGACAGGCATTATCTACGCCTCGCCCAAGCCCTGGAATTGCAGTATCTTGGGTCTGTCAACATTATCTGGGTCTGATACAGTCTGGGTTGCTGAAGGTCATGGCGACTACCTGATCATGAAGCAAGCAGGGTCACGACTACCAGCAGGTTACGATAAACCTGACATCCTTGGTACGTGTGGCTCTGGTTTCAGTAGCTCTTACCTCCATGTGCTGGAAGACAAGCACGTTGTCCTGCTGTTTGATAACGACGAAGCTGGAAGGCTTGGTGTGCAGTCAGTAGCCCGACGAGTGAAATCGTCAGGGCATACAATCAAGTCTCTCCAGTACATCGACTGGTCACTGGTGACTGTACCTACTCACTCAGAAATTCCTGACAAGTTCGATATCCGCGATCTGTATAACTCCCAAGGAAAGTGACATGCGTGTACTTGTTGCCTGCGAGTTCAGCGGTGCTGTGAGGGACGCCTTCCGAAGACGTGGGCACGATGCCTGGTCGTGTGACATCTTACCCTCAGAACCGTCTGAGTTTGAGATGAAGCACTTCGAGATGCCGTTGGAGCGTTTAATCGCACTGAACCTCCACTGGCACCTGATCATTGCTCACCCACCTTGTACGTATCTCACAGTCAGTAACAACAAAGCAATGACCCATGGCTGCAAGAAGTACACAGCCGAAGAAGGGCAGATCCTACGACAACAAGGTGTTGACTTCTTTACGTTATGCACCCAACTAAAATGCCATAGGTTGTGTATCGAGAACCCGATCGGTATTATGTCTCGCTTGTATCGCAAACCAGATCAAATCATTCAACCCTGGATGTTCGGTCATGGTGAGACAAAAGCAACCTGCCTTTGGTTGAAGAATCTACCACCACTTACCCCCACAAACATAGTCGAAGGGCGTGATCAGAACATCTGGAAGATGTCACCTTCACCAGACAGAGGTAAGCTACGATCGATAACTTACTCCGGTATTGCTGAAGCTATGGCTAACCAGTGGGGATCACTGATTCCTTCCCAGAAATTTACGAACGGACGCAAACGATGAACTTCATCGAACTGATCAAATCCTACCTCTCAGAAGTTAAACTGGACGAAGTGGTAACAGTCCAGCCACAGGCTTGTGACTCCTTCCACAAACTGATGGAAGTGTACAAGTCCGGTATGAGCGTTACACAGTCACTCGAAGATTGTATGGCACTTTGTATGGCAGTTCATATTGCTGTTGCATTCGATGGTGACCCTCTTTGGATGTACTTAGTAGGAGCACCTTCCAGTGGTAAATCGACTATATGCGAACTGCTGTCTTCTGATGAACTGCATACTCGCCCTCTGTCGAAGTTTACCGGACTGGTTTCTGGCTCTCGACAAGGATCTCACCTCATACCAATGCTCCAGGGAAAGTGCGTTGTGGTCAAAGACGGCACCCTCCTTCTGGAAAGTACTCCGCAGCAACTGGCAAACGTTTATGGGGAGTTGCGTGATATCTTCGATGGCAGTCTCGAAGCTCATTACCGTAACGGCGTTTCAGCATCGTTTACCAATATCGCATTTGGTATGGTCATTGGAATTACTGAACGGATTTATTCTCTCAATATGGCTGCCCTTGGAGAGCGTTTCCTTCATTGTCGCCTTGAGACTACTCGCGATGTTGAAACCAGAAGAAACTCGAAGGCTGTTCAGTCTATCTTTGAATCCACCGCACGAACCAACTTCGAAGGAAACGACGCAGGTGACTCTCGATCCTTCCCGAAGCAACGGGCCTATACTGCAGGATTCCTTAGCTTCCTTCACTCCAGAATCAGAACTGATGACGTACTGCGGCCAAAATATACCACCATGGACGTGGATCTCATTCAAGCGTTAGCCGATATGATCGCCTGTAGCCGTGCCCAAGCACCTCGGAGCAAAGAGTTCGGCAACTCTGAACTACTGTACGATGCTCGCCCAGAAGCCTCAACTCGCGTAGTCAAACAGTTGTCCCGTCTTGCTCTTTGTCTATGCTACGTCCTGGGTACGGATTCCATTACTCAGCAGATTCGTACACTTCTCACCAAGGTTGCACTGGACACAGCATTCTCTCGTCAGCATAATATCATTCGAACAGTGGCACTTTCCGCTGCTGGTCTGACCAAGACTGCTATCAGCTTCCAGTGCTCCATCCCTCTGGAAACAATCAGCAGACGAATCGATGATCTGATCAGTCTCGGTATCTTCATCCCCAACGATACCGATAACCGTCCTGCTCGTGGTCGTGCTATTCAAACCCTGAAGTGTGCTAAGTGGATTCGTGATGCCTTTAGGTTGGTAGAAGAAAATGTCACTCTATCCTTCAGTCAAGATACCCAATCCGAACAAAGCACTACCCCACCAGTCCGGCCTGTCCCGACGAAAAGGCCGAACCAAAGACCGATTCCGAATCCTCGAAAGAGATGAGTACACTTGTCAGATATGTAAGGAAGCGTACCCTGAATACAATCTAGAAGTGGATCATAGGTTAGGACTGGCAGACGGCGGACCTGACTGTGATGGAAACCTCCAAACCCTGTGCATCACCTGCCACTACGATAAGACCCAGAAAGAGAACGAAGGAAGGAAGCGAGCATGAAGATCAAAGTCACAACAGAACGTGAATGTTGTCACCCTTCGGAAGACCTGCAAACCTACAAAGGAACAACCACCATCCCCACAGCACTAAAACTAAAGTTTTGTAAGTACTGTGGACAACTATGGTACTTGTCACGCTTCACAGATGCTGCTGGCTCCTCTGACTCTGAGTACATCCCGTTTATTCCAAGGCTACCTGGAGATGAAAAATGAGTAAAGATGTCGTACTAGGTTTAGTTCGTCACGCTCTAACCTCTATCGGTGGAGCAATCATTGTATCCAAAGGACTCAGCGATAGTGCTACCGTCGATATCATCGTCGGCGGGTTGGTCGCTGCAATCGGAGTCATCTGGTCAGTGCTCGACAAGAAGAAAGCCTGAATATCACAACACCCTCATTTCTTTACTGTTCACTCCAGAAAGACTCAAAGGAACAAACATGATCACTCTCGATAACCAAACCAAGGCAATTATTGTTGCTGCACTTGTGGTGCTGGCAACAGTACCCAAACCTTCCATGGAAACCATTAAAGGCTGGCTCGCTAAACTGAAACCATCAAGTACTGGTAAGTTCAGTTTCAGATCACTAATCATTCCAGCAGTCAGTATCTACTTCCTTCTTTCCTCAGAAACTCCAAGCCCCACTCCTGAACCAAACCCTGCTCCTGTAGTGGTCACCGACCGTCTTGACAAGTGTGCTGACGATTATCGTGATCTGTTGTCGGAAGTATGGAAGTCCTACGCTACTGAAGGACCCTCCATGAAAGACGATGACGCACGTCTTCAGTGGCTCAACAACGCTCAGCAGGCAGCGTATACAGCAGCCTACGATGCTTACATTACCGACGCTAAAGCTGTTGCTGCCAAGCCTGCCGACGCTACTTCTCTTTCCCAGAAACTTAAAGACAGGAAGTTCTGATGGTTGGACTTGTCTACTACGTACCCGATCAAAAACGATACTACACCTCGATGGTCGATGCTTGCGTAGTGTTCGACCTTACAACAATGCTGCGTCTTTCACAACCATCAGAGTCATTCGGAGACTAAACAATGGCATTCTCTTTCACTGGCTACGATCCACGACGAGAAGAACGTGCAGCATTGACTGCTCAATGTATCAAGTTCGATATCATGTCCCTTGTCTGTGGTGATGTACCGGAGACTCGTGGTATCAAAGACTTGATGCGACGAGATGACCAGCACCAGATGAATTCATGTGCTGGGTTTGGTGTCACTGGTACAGCAGAGGTTACACACTACCTAAAGACAGGCGTGTGGCGACAGTTCAATCCGCTGTGGTCCTATCGTCGAGGTCAGGAAGTCTCTAACATTCGTGGAGATAACGGTGCCACCATCCACGGCGTTGTTCAGGCAGGTAAGACCAAAGGTTTCCTTCCAGAAGACATCGACAACAACGGTATCGCTGAGTATCCCTACAAAGTCGATTACAACTTTCCTTTCCCCAGAGACTGCTGGGACATCGCAGCAAACTGGAAGATTGGTTACTCTCTTGAATTGCATGGGTTTGATCAGATCCTGCGTTTCCTACAGGCAGGTCAAGGTGCTGTTGTCGTAGGTGGAGCATGGGGTAACTGGAAACCCGACTCGAACGGTATCTGCCGACGATTCGTTTCCGGCGGAGGTGGTCACGCAAGAGCGTACATTGACTGGATCACTATCAACGGTGAAGTGTTCCTGGTTGAAGCGAACAGCCACTACGCTAACTATGGCAAGAACGGCTTTAGCTTCCAATCCAGATCATTCATCGACGGACAGGACAAGGACAAATGGACTGTAACCATCGGTTGCTCTGATCTTTCTTCCCCAGAACCACGAGTGGTCGATTGGGACCGAGAACTGAAGTTCATCCCCGACAATATCTTCAGTCCATCTACTGGAATGATCGCATGATCACAACCACCCTCCTGATCATGGACAACGACGGCTACCGAACCCCCACCGTCCGCGATGTCCAGACACTCGCCTACATCCTTAAACGATCCCCCAACGCCTTCTACTTCTTCAGACCATTCAATCGTACACTGTACGACCTCTTAATGTCGGGGTACTAAAATGAGAACCATCCTTCTGTTCCTTCTTCTCACGCCCTCTCTGGTCGCACAGGATGCCCGAGAACGCTTTGAGAAACTGATCCAACCCAAACCACCTATCGAACAACCCAAGCCGTCTGACGAGGTTCCTGTGCCTCCAGACGCACCTATCGTCGAACCATCACCATCACTCCCTCAAGTCACCTTCAGCACAGCAGTCAAAGCAGCACCACAGCCTGAACGCTACTTGGCTATTGGCGACTACTGCCCTGCCTGCCCTGCTGGTAAAAAACGCTTCCTTGAGTCTGGTGGAAAGCCTGAGAACATCGTTGACTGGTCAGTATCTAACCGTGACCACGGACAGAAGATCAAAGTCATTCCTTCTGAGTACTGGTTCCAACCAGCGGTATCTTCTTCTCCAGAAACTGTTACGGCAACTGCTGATGTCGAAGCATCACCTGAAGCCATAGTTTACATTCTGGCAGAGTACCTGTCTCAGCAGACTGCAATCGCTAATGCTCACAAAGCAGCATCTGATGCCAAACAGGAAGACGTAACCTACAGCGGTTGGTTTGAGTACGACATCAACCTGCCTGACAGTGTGCCTTTCATCTTCCAGAAACTGATGAAGGATCGCAACTACAAGAACGATAAGCTGGGACTGCTCATGCAGTGGCCTGGTGAACCAACCATTAAGCTGGGTACGACCAGCATTAAGTTCCAGCCAGCCATTCAGGCATCTGTCCGCAAGCTGGGTATCACCGCATCAGCTTCTATATCAGAAATTACCTTTACACCCGACTACAAATCTGTTACTGTCATCACTCCAGAGGTCATGATCCCTGATCTTCAAATACATTTTAAGTAGGACTGCTATGAGATTCGACCCCCTTACACTGAACGAACAAGTTGCTTTAACCAGAGACCTGCTTACCGAGTTTGGATACGCTGAAGAGATTGTGCTGGCTTCTACCACTCGTGATGGTAAACGTACTGAACGTAAACAGTGGCATATTCACGATAAGCGTAACGCTGAACGAGCGATGAAAATTGCTGAAGCCTTCATTGAGATCGTCAACGATGAAGATAAACAACCAGCAACTCTTGACGACGCAATCAATGACGTTCGTTTCAAGATGGGCTATGGATGGTTGGCCTGGTTCTTCTTCAAGAACTTCACTATCCCTGTCATCAAGTGGCTCTGGAATCGCTACCACTTTTCATCCCCAGAAACACCGATAGGCAGTTCGCCACGCCCAAGTGACTGGTAACCTCCACCAATAAAAAGACCCCGGCAGGACAACCTGACCGGGGTTTCTTCGTTTCATAATGTCCGTTTAGTCCTCTCTCGATCCTCCTTCTTGTGCTTCTTAATCCACTTATTAGCCACGGCACTGCACTCATTTAACAGTCCATGTTTCTCCAGAATCTTAGCAAGCTCACAGGCGACAGTCGTTGTGATCCTGTCATCCAGATCAGCAACACCATACTCCTTCTTGTTACCTTCTCGCTCGTACCACTCCTCTTCCTCTTTCGTCACTACACAAGGCATAACACTCTCCTATCTTCCTGCTTCTCCAACCAACTCCAAAATATCATGCTGAACAAGAATGTTCATCGCACTCACCATTAACGTACCAGTCTGACTACCTTCCATCATTGCTGATGAACCATCAGTGTCGGTCTCTTCACCACCAACATAACTGATCATCTGGATGCCACCATCAACCACCGAGTGCATTCCGGTATACATTCTCCAAATCATAATGATGCTGCACTTCTGGAGTTCCATGACTTTATCATTAAGAGCATCGAGTGCTGCACCGTCCCAATCGAATGCCTTCTCGATATCAATCAACGCTAATGTGACGGTATCAGCATCTGCAACTTGGTACACCTGCCCTTCTTCGTAGCAGAAGTAAGTAATCATCCCTGTTTCTGTATCTCTCTTCAGAAACGGTGAACGCACTGACTGAAGATTATACTTAGCACCTTTCTGAAACCTATCAGCAGCCCATTTAATAGCCTCAGCTTTACTATGCCCTTCCTTAATCCTTTCCTTAATAAAGTCAGCCAGATGGTGTTCCATGAAAGACTGGACATCAACAATCTCTGGTTCTTGTTTTGGTAATCGATTCGTCATTGAGCAGTAACCTCCGAAATAAGAGTCAAGGTCTTATACCCACACCACTGTTTACGTCGAGCACTTTTACGTGCCCACATCTTCTTATCGACTTCCAATCTGGCTGGAAGACCAGCATCACACAACTTGACTACAACCTTCAAGGCTTTCTTGAACGTCGGTACCCTTTGGTACGTAGACCAATGTCTTATGTTGGGCGAATTGTAATCAGCAGCGTTCACCCACCCAGCGTTGGTATACCAGTGATCATCGACCACAACCATATATCTGAACGTAGGGTGCCGTCTCATACATTCACCTTCACTTCCTCATAGAAACCAAGATCCACAGCATCAGAAAATCCACAGTCACCAATATACTTCTCGGTACCGAACACCATTCTTTCCTTACCCAGAAGATCCCACACCAGCCACTTGTGAATCACCACCGTTCGCTGCTTAGTTTCGATCGGTTTAACGACGAGGCGTAACTTCTTCATTGTAGCATCACTCTTAGTCGCAACAAAAACTTTAGTCCCTCCCACGTTACCCACATACTGGTCACCAACTTTGACAAGTCGATAACCCACAAAGGTATACCCTGCTGGGATACCACTCAGATCATACTCCACTGTACTTTCCTTTCCAGAAACTTCTGAAGGGGATACTGGTTCTACATACTCTGCTACCAAATCACTCCAATGATCCGGCCTTAAGCCTCGTATACCTTCTGCGGTATAAGTAGCTAGAAGTTCCTTGTCCAGAAATGGATAATCTACCGAGTCGAGAGCTCGTATTACACCACTCACTGTCCCGTCTCGCCTTACGTACCTTTTACCAACTTCAATCTGCATTCTGCTTTCTCCAACTGAGCAATCACACGTTCAAACATACCATCACACACAGTACGATTATGCTTCTTCTTCAGAACACGCCCAGTGTACGCACTGTTGGCACACCAGATAACCTTCAGATGTAAACCTTCAGCGTCTCGATACAACTGCACGTTACTCTCATACTTCTTTCCTGTTGTCAGGTAGTCAGCAGCCACAATCCACATAAAGGTAACCGGCATTGTCGTGTCCTGTTGAAGTCCTAAAAAATCTCATGTGGGGAGTCTAGCGATTACAGCCACTGAGTCAACTGTAATTGTGTCAGAATTGTACTGCCCATTCTTTCTTCAAAAAACCTCTACACCCATCCCCCTCCAACCAGCCACAATTCCACTTTGTATTTCTGGGATGGAAAGTTACATCCTTACCTGCTGACTCCACTCGATCAGCCTTACATTGTTCCTGCCACCTACCACACATACCATTTCTTTCCCCAGAAAGTTACATGTTTACCCATTTTACCTAATCGTCACAATCCCACTATTCAACGTCATCCTACCTAAACTACCAACTATGCTCATAGTTTGTTCACTACTGTTCGTTCGGTACGTAAAACGATCCTGAACACGATACCGATAGGATCGTCCCGTCAGTGTTCCCATTGAAACCACAACCTATTGTGGTTCCGTTATCCTTCACCCACTATATATTGCGTTTCCGTATCGCAAACGACGTACCAGCATATCCAAACGCCAACAATACGATCCACAACGTTCCAGGATCGTCTACACGAGCCTATCGTCCTATTGTCCGGCCATTGTATCGTCCAGAATTTGAGGCCCGTATACGCTGTCCTATGTGATCCTGGACTAGGATCACTTTTGTTCAGTGTACATACGATGTACGTAGTCAAAACGTACGTTCCCGTTGACGTACGTCATTGTTGACGTATATCCCATGTACCCTAGCCGATACTGTTCAAACGATATACGTAGTAATTCGCTCTATTGTCCCCAGAATCAACCAGGACGTTATGCCGTCAGCAGTCCGACACATTGGCCGAACAGCAAACGGAACAACGTCCTGGAGCTTGCCAGTGTGCCCCAGACGATCCCCACGATTAGAGATCAGGACCACATTGACAAACACCAGGACGTAAAGAAACCCGGACAACAAACGTTGTCCGGGTTAAAGCTAGGATTCATTCCAGAATCAGGTACAAGAGAAGTCCTGCTATAAACGTATTCGCACTAACCAATCAACGTATTGCATGGTGGTTGTATCTCGTCGGAAAGAAAAATAAATGAATCCTGATCGTAGGGTAGATCCGATCCTGACACAAAGCAATCACCATTGCTGGAGACAAAAACAACCAGTATTTCCGTCATGCGGGCATGGTTCCACTTTGCCCAATAGTATCCCGATTCCATCACAATCCCCCTATGCAAACAACTCAAAAGCAATGCACGACAACCATACTATCGGCACGAAGAACAGCAGGAAGATACCGATTCGTTCTTCGGTTGTTGGTCCCTTAGCATAATGCTCGCTGTGAATTCGCTTCCAATCCTGTTTGGTTTCCATATCGTATTCCTTGCAAAAATAATGTCCAGGGTGTCAACAGCCGACAATGCCGACTTTCCAGCGTACTGCCGGATATCATCAACACTAGCCAGTAGAGTATCGTCAGGACCGTATGAGGCACAATATTGATTCTGAATGATCGTCATGATTTCATCCCCTTCAAGTCAACAATACAGTTCTCGCAAACAGTCCCGCCGGAATAGTCGCACATTGTTTCACTATCGCAATAGTTTCCACATTGGTCGCACAATTCCAGTCCGGTTACAGAATCGAACAAGTCATCGTCCCAGGCATCATCTACCCTGGGGTTATCCAGAATCTTACTTTCGTATCTATCCCGGAAGTCATCGACGATATAGCTGTCCAGACGAGTAGACAATCCGTAATACTTTCCGTACGATGCCCTGCCCCACGTTTTTTCTTCGTGGGCGAGACGAACACTAGACAACCAACCGAACCACAACAACCAGCGTTCAACCTGGCTTAACGTCTGGTTTAGGTTAGCATGGCATTTCAAGCTGTGCTCTTTGTGGTATGCTACACCCACATTAAAACCAATAACCCCTAGGCTTTCCATACTACTGATGTCAGAGAAAGAACCTTGACCAATTGTAAAACCACAATGTTTCAGCAAGGAACACAAAATTGGAGTTTCATATTCGTAGCAAACAACGTCTATTCCCCGACGATCGAATTCGGTCAACCAAACGGGAGTCAATTCAGTCTCACGAATAAACTGTGTTGCTGTAGTTCGGCCAGTCTCTTCGTTGTCACATATCAGGCACGATACGTCGATACCATCAAGTAACAGGCACAGCATAATGGCGATACCTAAACGATCGTCTAACTCCGACGATACGACAATACCCGTGTTGGGATCGTATTCGTATGCCCTGGATTCCAGGACTGTATCAGCATGTGCGACCAACAACGGACGGTTTTTGTTGCTACCCTGTTTAACGGCATAGCGTTTTGTTTTGCTGGTAGCATGGCGAACTGTAAAACCTATTGTTTCCAGGTGGTTGAAAACGTCGTCAGTAGACAACAGACACAAAAAGTGTGTGTACTGTTCCAGTGTTATGATATTCATCGTGATACGCTCGATTCTAGTTTGTTGGCGGGTAATGATGCTACAGTAGGGACCGACGCACTATCATTCCGAATGATATAAGGTAATTGAAGCCGCCACGATGTCTCACCGTATGGTTTTCCAGCTTCTACAGTTAAATCCCATTGTGCACTATACCCGTAACCGAACAAGTAGCGGGAACCTATAGGAAGTATCTCACCAGGAATAGCCAAACGATAGCCGTCCGGAACCACGTATCCACCGTCCGTCAGTTGTTGTTCTTCCTGTTGTGGTTCCTCAGTATCATCATCAGATGCTTCTGAAGACTGTTCAGGTTCTGAACGATCGTCATCATAATACCATTTCCCATCAATCTCTACAGCATGCTCAGAGAGGCACCATGTGCCGTCATGCAATTCCTGGCAATTCTCTATCGGATGGATTTCATCGTCAACAGTCTGACAAACGTCGTCCGGGTGGTACGTTTCCCCGTCTTCTGTCACGACGTAGTTCCCCTCATCGTCAGGAGCATAATAGTTACCACGATTGTCTTCAATAACTAAATCATTGTGGCAATATGTCCCGTCCTGGAGTTCTGTGAAATGATCGGACAACGCAGATTCACTAATGTGTATTGTATGCCATGTTGCCACACGATGTCTAGACCCCGGAATAGATGTTACACGTCTATGCTGATACGCCGAACCATAAGAATAGATTCTCACCTCAGAAACATCGTCGGCAGAATAGTCTTCCTCGTACCAATTGCAGTATGAATAGGCTTCAGAGTAACAATCGTCGCAATATACACTGCCCGATTCGTCGGTTCTAGAATTGTCTTCGTCAATCGAACGTGCGCACGAACAACACTTGCAAGGGCTTTCCGTAATATCCGTACCAGATTGGTCCTGACAGCATATGCGACCACGTTTCTCGGACGTTGACAGCGTAACCGTATCGTCATCGTATTCCACCACGTACCGAATAGAATCACACCAGGGCATCAAGTCGGAATCCCTGTTGAGCGTGAATTTGACTTCATTGCTGATGGTGTCAATCCCTGGGATATCGTCACCTTTCCAGACTAGCAACACGTCCTTACCTGTTTGAGCCTTCAATTGTCTCGCCAGCGATCGTATTAACGGTTCCTTCACCATCGGGAGATAACCGTCAGTGTATCGACGGTCAATATACACTTTATCTTTCCCGTACCATACTAGGCATGAAATAGCGGACTGAAGCAAGCCGTGCGACCCTTTAACATGGTGGGCAGTCTTCACCTTGTCAGGATTCAAAGCGTACAATTGGCGTAATTCGTGTTTTGAACCATCTCGCATGCAGCTACCAGGACGGTGTTCCTCGAATACTTCGTGTATGTCTTCCCCTTCAGAAATAACCCAGGGGACAGAATCACACATAGCGTCCAGGTTCAACAATGTTTTTAACTTACTGGCCGCTTCCCATGTTACTGCTTTGCGTTTGCCAGTGAATCCCAGGGCCTTGAGGTGCAGCGTTTCGAGTAGTCGATAGCTCGCATACTCTTTCCGAATCAGTTCGGCGGATTGTTCGTCTTTGGCAAAGGACAACAACCGTAAAAAATCAGGATTATCACTAGACTCAACAGGGACTTCCTGCTCTGGTTTCCTGGCTTCAATTTTGACGGAAACCAGATCGTGCGGGCTTTCTTGATGGTCATACAAAAAACCGTTTGTCTTATAATACCACCCCGTATGAGTTGAGTACGCTGGGAATCTTGCTGTGCACGATGCGTCAGGGTGATACGTCTGTATGTCATCAACGATCTTACTAGACCTATCCTTAAACACTCTTCCATCAGCATTCAGGATAGCCTCTTCCATGTCTGCTGGTTCACTCGACCACACTTCGTTCTCTTCCATCTTTGTTTCTCCTCAGAAAGTGTTAAAACAAAAAACCTTGAATCGAGGGGGGATGCACTAGAATCCGGCAGAAAGCAACAACATAGCGTTTCGATACATCAGATTCACACTATGAGACTGTCCGGGATAACTCTTTCCAGTGAACGTAGGATGGTTCACCACGTTCTCCCATGCGGGTAGGAAGTAGTCAATACTTACATATTCGATCGAACCATCGAATACTTCACGTTTGAACGTAGGAACCGATTCACGAGTGTAGCTGTTGTTTTGTGTCATTGTTCGTTGTCCTGTTGAGTGTTGTTCGACTGTCCTGCCCCACCAATATAGCGAACAGCGTACCAATCGTAGCACAATTACAGGAATCCCATATCTTGTGGTCCCTGACTGGTACACCCCAATACGTTGTGGTATATGGTCAGATGCCTGTTCAGTATGCTGTTCAGTAGGTGCCTACAGAGTGTACTAAAACTACGGGCATAGTAGCACAGTAAACAGGCACGTGTTCACTACGTGTTCAGTAGTCTCACCACAATGCC